ACTGCACCTACTGCTGCCGATGGTGCTAAAGGATTTGTTCCTGTTGCAGTATCAGCTGCTTCAGTAATTACTAAAGGTGTAACTGAACTAAAGCTCTGGCCGCCTGTTGTGTTAACTGCATTGCCATTCCATTCTAGTAAACCAAACGCAGTATTTGTTGTATCAAACCAACTTGCGCCATCTGTTGGCTTGCCTGCTGGAGCTGTTGCACTTGCTTCTAGTTTGCCTAGATCAAAGTCTGCTCTTGCTACATAAACTTGGTTTGTAATTCCTAGTAATGAGTATGCTGCTTGTAGCCCATATTCATTTAGTTCACCGCCGTGAATCATATTTCCGTTTGCGTCTGAGTAGAATGTAGGATCTCCAAATAGATCTCCTAAATCTTTTTGACTTGTTAACAGGTACGGTTTACCTGCATTTGCTTTTGTTGTTCCTGCTGCTACGGCTGTCCCTGCAGAATTTGTTTTATCTTCTGCCGAAGCAACAAATATCATTGGTACGGTACCAGGAGCAGCTGGAGTGTAAAAACTCTCATCAATTACCTGAACCTCAACACCCGGTGATACTAATGCCATCATATTTCTCCTAAAGGTTTAATTACTATAGTATTTATTAGATTTTAGGTTTATATGCTTGTAATACTCGGTGGTAAAGGGGCGGTAAAGGTACGATAAATACAATATGAGACCTTTGTGCATATGTAAACAGCGCCCTGCTGCTATAAATTATAAGAAGAACGGCAAAACATTTTATAGACGCAAGTGCGAGCAATGTTTAAAACACGGGCTTGGACATGGTATTCCAAGATGGCAGATAGCCGGATACGAAAAAAAGAACATATGCGAAAAATGTGGATACAAGAGTGCTCATCAAGAGCAGTTTGACGTTTACCATATGGATGGTGATTTGGAAAATTGTCGACCTGGTAATCTAAAAACTGTATGTGCTAACTGTCAACGTATTGTTCAAAAGCTAGGTGTAAAATGGAAACAAGGTGATTTAAAGCCTGACTTTTAGGTTGACAACTAATAATAGATACGCTATAATATTATTAAAACAAACGGAGCATCCATGGGACTAACAAAAGTGACAGCAGATTTATTTTTAAATGATGATGAGAAAGCAGCGTCTATTGATTACAAGTTTAACGAACGAGATCTAATTGAAGAGTTTCAGGCATATATTGACTCTACATACAAAGGCCATTATGCGCAGAATAAATTTCAGTCAACTGAAGTAATTATCGAACGCGGACATGGTACTGGTTTTTGTATGGGAAATGTTGACAAGTATTCAAATCGTTATGGGAAGAAGGGCAGTCGTGCTGACGCTCGTAAAGATTTAATGAAGGTGTTGCACTATGCACTTATTCAATTATACATACACGACAATGATCTTTAACCTATTAGGAAACTATAACCTGCGCCGCCAGCTACTTGTTGTATAACTTCTTGTTCTAGTTTATCCATTTCAGTTTGTGCTTCTGCTTTAAGTGTATCACCATTAAGAGTGCTTCCACCCTGAGGTCCAGCAATAGTTGCAAACTTTGAACGTGCCTCGCCTAGCATATATTTGCAACCAGCAAGTGTATAATCTTTAATCCATTGTTTTGCTAGATAGTCGTCAAGTAACTGTTCATCTGGGCGATAATTGTAGCAATATAACATTAGTGTTTCAGTTGATCTAGGACGCTGTAATAACGTTAATTTCTTAGTTGAAGTATTCCATTTAAACTCAATAAACGAACCAAACATTCTGCCTACTAGTTCTTGGTATTGGCTAAACATATCATATGTTGCTAATCCCCCTAAGTTTGAACTAGACATTAGATATGTATTTGTATATGCTAAATTAAACGGCTCGTATATTGAGCCGCCATCACCGCCGCCGGTGCGTGATCCAATTGATCTACGAAATAACTTACGCACTTCAATTACTTCACTTGGTAACGTATATTCATTAGTATCTACAATTGTAGGCATAAACATATAAGATTCTTCAACTGAATTATCTGAACGCTGTCTAAAACGTGTTAATGCCTTTGTTAAAGCAGTTTCGTAATGTATTGGGTCAAGTTCAACATCAATCATGCCTCCGCCTAAAAATGCGTTAACATAATCAAATACCTCTTGTTTTTTTGTTTTTAAACTACTCATATGAAATCTCCGTATAGTATTTATCGTAACGATAAATATGTATATGCCAAAGTTATCTTTATATAAACCCGAGCGCGGTAATGATTATGAATTTATTGACAGACAAATTCTAGAAATGTTTACTGTTGGGGGAACCGACATTCATATCCATAAATATCTTGGATCAAACAATTTACCTGAGGGTGAAGCAGATGCAGTACAGCCTCAATACGATGCTGTAAAGGAAACTAACATACAAGATTTGTTGTTTCTTGAAAACAGAGATCGTAAATATGATCCAGATGTGTACACGCACAGAGCAATTTATAATGTACAAGACATTGATTTTGATTTAAGTCAATTTGGATTGTTCTTATCGAACGATACATTGTTTATGACTGTGCATATTAGAAGTATTGTAAAAACAATAGGTCGTAAACCGTTAAGTGGTGATGTTATTGAGTTGCCACATTTAAAAGATGAGTATGCACTAAACGATTATGATATTGCACTAAAACGATTTTATGTAATCGAAGACGTAAGTAGAGGTTCAGAAGGGTTTAGTCATACATGGTATCCACATTTATATAGACTAAAACTAAAACAAATATACGACGGTCAGGAATACAGTGAGATATTAGATCTACCTGCTAATGAGGAAGAACCAGGTAGCAACACGTTACGTGACTTGCTTTCTACTTACGAAAAAGAAATGCAGATAAACAATGCAGTAATTGCTCAAGCAGAGGTTGAAGCACCACTAAGTGGATATGAAACAAGTCATTTTTACACAATAGCACGTAATGCTGACGGAACTGCTGACTTACAGCAAATAGAAAATCCTAACGGCGGTGGAGACATTACCACAAGTGGTCCTCCAGAGAAAGACGGATACTCTGGTTATCTTGTTGATTATGGTGACGGAGAAACTCCTAACGGTAGTGCATTTGGTAGCGGGATATCATTTCCAGGATCAAACGATTCTGGAGACTATTTTTTAAGAACAGATTATATGCCTAATAGATTATTTAGATTTGACGGAACTAGGTGGATTAAGGTTGAAGATAACTTACGTGAAACACTTACAAATTCAAATACAAGATCTACGCTGAAAGCAGGATTTATTAATAATAGTGCAAATAACACAATAGGTGGCGATACTATACCCGAGCGTCAAGCTGTTAGTAAAGCTCTAAAACCAAAGGCAGATAATTAATGCAACATTTTTATGATGGACAAATTAGGCGCTATATTACACAGCTAATGCGTATAATGAGCAACTTTCCGGTCAAGGACGGTAAAGGAAAAATAACTACTGTGCCAGTTATGTATGGCGATTTGACCAGACAAGTAGCAAACTTAATTAGAGATAATTCTGAAAATAAATTACCAAGTGTTCCACGAATGAGTGTTTATATAACAGGGTTAGATCAAGATAGAGAACGAACACAAGATCCATCTTTTGTAAATAAAATCAATATTAAAGAAAGAGAGTTTGATGAAAATGCAAACGAATATCTTAATACCCAAGGCAAAAATTATACCGTTGAACGCTTAATGCCAACTCCATTTACACTTAAAGCAAATGTTGATGTATGGACAAGTAATACAGATCAAAAATTACAAATTATAGAACAAATAGGTGTATGGTTTAATCCTACACTAGAATTACAGACTACAGATAATTTTATTGACTGGACAAGTATTACTACACTAGAATTAGAAAATATTAACTGGAGTAATAGAACTGTACCAGTAGGGATCGAAAGTGAAGTAGATATAGCTACGCTTAGTTTTATTATTCCAATCTATATTTCACCACCTGCAAAGGTAAAACGTTTAGGTGTAATACAAAATATTATTACAAGTTTATTTGATGAAACTACTGGTGATATTGAATCTGGAATTACTCAACCTCAAGTAAATGCATACGATGACGGAATTACAGCTGGAGTAACAGAGACAGCAAGTGGCAGAAAAGCAGTTACAGAGATATCAAGCCAAATGGCTAATGTAAACTATTTAAATTATGCAATCTATGTTGAAGGTACTACCGCAAAAATAATACATAAAGGTAGTTTAGGTACAATAAATTGGAATGATATATTTGAAACCCAACCTGGTAAGTTTACAGCCGATATATCAAGAATATATCTGAATAATAAAGATTCATCAGCAACACCAACAGGTACAATTAGCCTCAATCCTCTAAACGAAACAGTTTTAAATATTTCTTGGGATTCGGATAGTTTTCCTCAAGATACTATTATTAGTGGCAGAACAAGTGTAGATTTTATTATTGATCCTAGTACCTTTAATCCTACGACAGTAAAGGCCGCCGGAGTTCGTTTACTATTACTCGGCGATATTGGCAATACTAGTGCTGTCGAAGGCGCAGTGGCATGGAAGAATAATGATAATACTAACTTTGTAGCTAGTGCAAACGATATAATAGAATGGGATGGCGCTAAATGGATTATTGTGTTTGATGCAAGTGAGTCAACTACAATTACCTATACAACAAATTTAAACACAAGTATACAGTATCGATATGCAGATGGATCTTGGTTATTAAGCATTGATGGTGAATATCCAGTAGGAACATGGAGACTTTCCTTAGAAGTATAATTACTTGTATGACGAGTGATATTACCTGTAGCGGTGCTTTATTTTATACATTAGACACAAATAGATTTTTATTGCTGTATAGAAATGGCAGTAAAAGAAATAATCAATGGGGTATTGTTGGTGGAACAAATGAAAGTTCAGAAACACCGTGGGAAGGTTTAAAGCGTGAAATAGTAGAAGAGATAGGAAGTTTGCCTACTATTAAAAAAACAATTCCATTAGAAACATTTATTAGCAGTGATAAGCATTTTCAATTTCATACATATCTTTGTGTAATCGAGAAAGAGTTTATACCTAATCTAAATGGCGAACACACTGGTTATGCTTGGGTAAAATTTAATCACTGGCCAAAGCCTTTGCACCAAGGCTTGCGTAATACTCTTAATAGTAAAATTAATAGGGCTAAGTTAGAAACAGTTTTTAAAATGATCGAGCTCTTTTAGGATCTACCTACTACAACTTCAACTACACCTTTATCACTAGTATCCTTAGTACCAACTGCTTTACCTATTACAGTACCTACACTTGGTCTATTGTCAACCATTGCATATCCTGAAATTGCACTAGTAACTAACATATCTCCCTTTTCAACTTTGCCTATAACTTTGCATGGTACTCGACCCTGAAGTGCTATTGGCATTACTGTGTCGCCTTCAAGACCACTGTTCATTAAGTAAGCAGCATCGGTTGATACAACTCCGGCAATTCTAAAATTACCTTTTTGATCTGTTGTAGTAACTTCTTCCGAACCGCCAAACACAACTACTGTACCTGGTTCGTATTTTTTATCACCTAGATAATTTTCAGCAAGGTCAGCATAGTATGCCTCAAGTGCTGTACCATTAAACAACGTAGCATAAACTGTATTCCATACTGTTCCAGATGCTCCTAAATTTTTAGTGTTATTTGCAGAAGGCAATAAGTTTGTAGAAAAGGTTGAATTTGTTTCTGCTAAATTAAGAATTGTAGTTGTTTGGATAGCACTATTAGCTGCGACATTTGACTTAACTTCAAAATTCATACTAGCACCTGAAGTACTATCAGTGTTAACTTCTATTCTAGCAGCATTACCGGCTTGTTCTGGTGTCCCGTTTCTATGATTAAATGTTAAGTTAGCATTACCATAACCGTCATTAATGGTCATTGCTACACCGCCGCTTCCTTTACCAGACTGTAAATCGCCTGTTGTAGCATAATCTCCAGTACCGCTTGTCTTACTCGTAAGATTATTGAAAGCGTGAGTATGACTATCATTTGCTACAGTAGCAGTAAGAGTAGCATTGCCTAAGTTAGTAAAAGTAGCTGAACCAGATACATCACCACTAAGAGTTAGTGTTGGATCACTAGTAGCAGTTGTAGCAACCGTTGCTGTTGCATTACCTAAATTAGTTAATGTAGCAGTTGCGGTGCCTGTTACTGCTCCTGTAAGTGTTACAGTTACCACAGGATCTGGCACGTTAGTAAAATTAGTATGGTCTAAGTAATAAGTACCTTCTTGACTATCTAGTGTATCAGCATCTAATCCATTGCCTGTGCCTTCGTCACCTGTTGTAAGTATTCTTCCTGTAGTAGTTCCTGGTCCAGATAATTCCCAATAATCACTTCCTTCGTTCCATTGCAATAATGCATCTACTACTGAGCCTCTTTCAACTGTTATTCCTGCATTTGCAGTGGGTGGACCTGAGTGATTAGAATTAAGAAGTATGTTATTATCTGCAATATTAACAGTTGTAGAATTTACCTGTGTTGTTGTACCGTTAACTGTTAAGTTACCGGCAATAATAACTGTACCAGTATCATCACCTACTGTTGACGGGTCTATTGTAAAACTTGTAGGGCCTGCAAGATATCCCCCTAGTGTAAGATTACTTGTGATTGAGACACTATCAGGCAATCCGACTGTAGCTGACGATCCTTCGCCTGCTGTATGTGTAACTTCTACTTCATTAGCAGTTCCTGATATACCTGACATATAGTTACCAGTAGTGTCTGTACCTAATGCAACACTATCTGCTTGTATAGTAGCAGCAAAACTTACATTTCCTAAATTAGTAACTGTACCTGTTCCTGCTACATCGCCAGTTAGTGTTATACTAAAATCATCTACATTAAAATCAATTGTGTTATCAGCATCGAGATAGTCAACTGTAATACCTGATTGGGACCCGCCACTAATCATTGCACCTACAGTATCTGATACATATTCTGCTATAGTATCTGACCCTATAGTTAATCCAGTGCTTGCAACTATTGTTCCGCTTACTCTAAGATCTCCGGTTACTTCTGCGCTGTATATACCATTATCTGTAATTTCAAAAATATCACCGCCTGAGCCTGCTAAAATTAGAGTACCATCATCATCCGGTAAAACAGTTAAAGTAATTTGCTGAGCACCAGTACTGCCACTGGCGCCGTCAAATTCTATAACAGGATTTAGTGAGTTATCACCTGTGCGTGGGCGTATGGTAATGTTTTTATCTGTATTAGCCATTTATTCTGAGTCCTTTTTAAATTCAATCTCAAGTTTGTCTACATCTTTACGTTCACCGTAAACTGTATAGAAACAATCAATTGCATCAATATCTGCCCCTGCAATATTAATATACACTTTGCCATCTTCTATCTTCTCAACATATAATTGCTGGAAGCCAAGGTTTGCTGTTAAGTTAACTGTAATTGACTCTTCGTGAACTAGTGCTGTCCAATAGTCAGGTAGTTCAATTACAGTTTCACCTTTTAGTTTACCTCTTACATATACACCATTTTCTGGACCCTCGAGTGATGCATATCTTAATTTATGATCTTCCTTAGTTGGGTGATCAATTACGAAGTTTTTAGTTACAGCAGTAAGTGTGTTTGCTACAACATCTCTAGTAAAGTAACCATCTCTCCATCTTAGAGCATTAGTACCTAAGTCTAAAGTACCACCTGTACCAGCAGCTGGCATAACGTTATTAATAATGTTTGATAGTAGATGACTGTTTACTCTTGCAGTTGTAAAGTATAAATTTGTACCTTCACTTAATGCTGTTGTTGTATGATTGGAAATATCATTTATTGTACCAGATACATTACCAGTCAAGTCTCCTGAGAAGCCAGCGTTACCAGTTATAACCCCATCAGCTTCAATTGTGCCAGTAGCATCAATGTTTTGGAAGTTTGATGTACCACTTGCATGGTTAACTCTACCAGTTAATGTACCTGTAAAGTCAGCTTCAACTGTACCTGCTACAAGTGTTTCCCCGCCTAGTGACCACTTATCAGCAGTTTCGTCCCAGCTAAAGAATTTGTTGGAGTTAGTTCCTCTATCAATTTCAATACCTGCTGTTTCGCCTGCATGTGGTGTATCACCTGACGGAACTGCGTTAAGTAGTATAAAGTTATCAGAGAACGCTATCTGTTCTGATTCTAGCGAAGTTATATTACCTGAAACTGTTAAACTATTTGTAATTTCAACAGTACCAAATGCCAACGAACCTGCAACAGTTAAGTCGCCATCAACATCAACATCGTTAAATGTAACATTATCTGTTGTAGCAACAGGTTGTCCTATACTTATTGCACCACCACTAAATGTTACACCAGTGCTTCCTGTAATATGTGCTCTTACTTCTGATGCAGTTGGACCTGTGTAAGTAAACACACCACTTGTGCTATTGTAAGTAAGACCGCCGTCACCGCCTGTATCAGTAACACTAACTGCTGCTCTTGCTCTTGCATCTGTAAAGTATTGATTAGAACCTTCTGATAAGTCAGTTGTTGAGTGATTTGCAATACTACTTACTGTGCCAGTAACATTACCTACTACATTACCAGATACATCGCCAGTTAATGGACCATAGAATCTTGTGTCTGCGGTAATTGTTGTACCAGTTATTTCAGCTCTAGTTGTGCCGCCAATAATTGTTCCGTCAATGTTTCCGCCGTTAATATCAACAGTACTAAATGTTGAAGTTCCTGTTGAAGTAACATTACCTGTTACATTTCCAGTTACGTCACCAGTTACGTCACCAATAAAGTTTGCTGCTGCAAAGTCTTCAGATCCAACACTCCATCTGCCGCCGCCTGACGTAGTCCATTCTAATGCCTTAGTTGTTCCGCCTGATAGATCAACTTCTAAACCAGCATTTTGTGCTGTGCTAGTACCGCTGTTTAGTAGAATATAGTTGTCAGCAAGTTTAATTTCTTCAGTATTAAGAGACGTAGTAGTGCCGTTTACAGTCATATCACCTGTTACAGTTAAGTTTTGATTGACTGTCATATTATCAATTGCAAATGTACCGTTAACTGATAGTGTATCACCAACTGGAATTGTTACGTTACCTGTTACATCACCTGTAACATTACCATTAATGTTACCATTAAATGTACTTGCATTAATAGTAGTACCATTAATAGTAGTACCTGTAATTAAGCCTGGTGATGCGCCACCAATAACAACACCGTCAATTGTACCACCGTTGATGTCTGCACTTGATAGTGTAGCATTAGATGCATCAACTGTACTAAAGTGTGCAGTGCTTCTGTCTGATGCGCCGCCAATTGCACCGCTCATTGTACCTGTAAATGTACCAGTATGATCACCATCTGCATCACCAGTTACGTCACCTGTAAATAACGGTGCTGTCATTGATGTGCTTGCAACAACTGTTGCACCATTTATTGATCCTGTTGCTGTGATATTAGTGTCAGTAGTAATTGCTCCGGTTGCGTCAAGTGTACTAAACTTACCAGTGCCTCTAGATGCGTTACCTATAGAAACTCCGTCAATTGCACCACCGTCTATGTTTACAGACGATGCTGCTAATGTTGTAATAGTAATAGCATCAATAGTACCACCGTTAATTGCATTACCACTGATTTGATCGTTAGCAAAAGTTATTGTACCTGCACTGACATCAATAGTTTCGCCACCTGCAATTGTTACATCACCATAGTGATGTCCTGTTACATCACTTTCTACCATACCAGCTACAAGTGTTTCACTTGATATAGACCATTTGTCATTTGATTCGTCCCAGAAGAACGAAACATCAGTAGCCCCACGCTCAATTGTTATACCTGCATTTTGCACTGTACCTAGTGCATTTAATTTAATAAAGTCAGTGTTAAAGTTAGCAGTAGACTCAGCAGTAAATGTTCCTGGAACACTAATATTTGCAAATGTTGTAGTTCCGTTAACGTCTAAGTCACCGTTAATTGTTGCTGTTTGTCCTGCTGCAACAGTAAGTCCTGCATTAAATACTCCGTTACCACTAAATATCGTTGCGCCCATTAAGCTTGTACCAGATGTACTTACATTACCAGCAAATGTACCTGCTGTAACAGTATTTGAAGCATTTATATCTGTTGCGTAAATGTCACCTCTTATAGCAGGAGAACCTAGCTCGCCAAATATTGCTGTCGAAGTTAAACTAGTTAGGCCTGTAAATGCTGTTACAGTTGTGCCTAAATCTACTTCAGTTGCACCTATAGTTACTGAATCATTTACAAGCTTATCATTAGTAATAGCACCTGCTAACATTCCATTTTCAACTGATCCGTTTTGGATAACTGTTGTAATTGCTGCTGTATCGCCTGCATTTGTAAAGGTTGCAGTACCTGCTACATCTCCTGCTAGTGTAACAGTTACAGCACTTGACAATGCATCTGCATCATCTGCTGTACCTGTAAGATCACCAACTAGGTTAAATGCTGCGTTGTTTACTGTAGCACCATTAAGATCAACTGTACCACTAAATGTACTTGTGCCTGACGATGTAATGTTACCTGTTACATCGCCTGTTATATCGCCTATAAATTGACTGCCGGCAGTTGCAACAAAGTCTCTGTTAAATTCCCATTTACTGTTTGATCCAACTATAATACTTGGTCTACCTGAAAGACCGTCTGCTCCTACATAAATACCTGAACCAAACAAATTGCCCATTGTAGACTCAGCATTATCAATTTTAATTGCTGAACTTGTAGTTACAAAGTCACCTGTATGATCAATATCGCCTGTAATAGTTACATTGCCTGTTGTTTCAAGAGTTGTAAATTTACCTGTATTAGGATTTACATCGCCAATTGGTGTGCTTTGAACTCCGCCGGTTGATATAATTGTTCCGTTAACCGATAGATTCTCACCTACACGTAAATCAGTATTTTGTGTTTCCCATCTATCTTGACTTTCTACCCATACAAATCTTACAGTATTTTCATCACCTCTAAGAACTTGTATACCTTGCTGTCCGCTTGTTAACGGAGCACCAGCTGTATAATCTGAATTAAGTGTAATAACATCATCTTCGACATTAACTTGACTTACAAATGTTGCTGCGCCGGTAACATCTAATGTTCCTAATAAATTTGTGCCTGCTTGTACATCAAGTGTTTGAATATCAGCACTAGTATCTATTTCTACAATTTCAAATGTGCTTGTACCTGAACTTGTTACATCACCTGTTAATGCACCTGCAAAGTTTGTTGCTGCTGTAATAACACCACCAGTAATTGGTCCTGTTCCTGTAGCTCCGCTAGTTATACTTGTGTTACCGGTTATAGTTGTAAATGTGCCAGCTACTGGTGTTGTTGCACCTATAACTACATTATCCATATTACCTGAGCTTGCATCAATATCTACAATACCGTCTACATTTAATGTATCGCCTGCTTCTACTGTTACGTCACCTGTTACATGCCCGTCAACTGGACCTACAAATTGGCTAGCTGTAATTGTTGTACCAGTAACTGTTGCTGGAACATTATTACCTATCACAGTGCCGTCTATATTACCACCATTTATGTCAACATTGCCAAGTGTTGCAACACCTCCGTTAACAGTTAAACTTGTACCAACTGTAACAGTTCCGGTTGTATCCAATGTTGTAAACTTACCTGTGTCTCTTGAAGTTTCACCAATTTTACCAGTAACGTTACCAACTAATGCACCTTGGAAATCTGTTGTTGCAATAAAGCTAGTTGCTGTAAAGTTTTTATTACCAACTGTCCAAGTATTTGTGCCGTTGTTCCATAGTAGGCTTGTTGATGTACCGTTTTGGTCAATTTCAATACCTGATGTAAATGCGCCATTTGATAGTCCTGAATATCCTGTATTCAGTACAATTGTGTTATCTGCTAGTGTAATATTATCAGTATCAAGTGTTGTAGTTGTACCATTAACTGTAAGGTCACCATTAACTGTTAAGTCTGTTCCTATTACGGCTGTTGATGTAACATTTAATGTGTTTGGTAAGAATGTACCTTGTACAGTTAAGTTATTAAACGTAGCATTTCTACTATTGTCAATTACAGTGTTGGCACCAAATATAATATTTCCGCTTGCTACAGTTAAGTCACCTTGTAGATCTAAATCATGTAGTGTGGATGTTCCTACTGTACCACCTGACGGTGCAGTAATGTTACCTACAAACCCTGTAGATGCTGTAATTGTTGTGCCTTCTACATCTAAGAAGTCTGCGTTATCAGGTGTAGCACCACCTATACGTGTTCCGTCTATTGCGCCGCCATTAATATCAACAGTACTAAATGTTGATGTTGCAGAGTTAACAGTAAGTGATCCGCCAACTACAACATTACTATCAGTATTTACAGTTGTAAATTCACCTGAGTTTCTATTTGAAATTCCGCCTGCACCAACTGTGCCAACTAAAGCACCTTGTACAGGACCAACAAATTGTCCTGCACTTACTGTGCCACTTACGCCTGCACCGCCTGTTACAACAAGTGTACCTGTTGTAGTTGAGTTAGATGCTGTGCCTGCTGTAAGAGTTACTGCGCCACTTGCTGCTAGTGTTGTTACTGTTGCAGCCGATGCTGTATTAGCACCTAGTATACCATCTAAGTTTGTTGCATTAACTGATTTTGCTGTATGATTAAGTATTACACTTGCATCACTTGCAAGCACATCGCCTGTTAAATCTCCAGTAAATCCTGTTGTTGCTTCAATAGTTGTACCTTCTACTGCAAGGAACGTACCTGCTGCTGGTGTTGCGCTACCGATTACAGTACCGTCTATATTACCACCATTAATGTCGATTGTATCAAATGTACCATCTTCAGAAGTGATATCTTTAATATTATCTAATGTTCTGTCTGCCGCATTTACAAGTGTAACACCTGCTGCAAATGCACCGTCAGCAGTAGATTGTACATTACCTCTTGTAATGCCGTCTAATCTATTGTTAGCAGTAATAAGCGAACCTGTTATGTCGCCTGCATTAAATGCACCAAATGCATCTCTAAATACTATTGTACTTGCTGTGTTAGTTGAAACTGCATTTGATATTACTTCATAAGCTATATCGTGTCCCTGTGTTCCAGTAATTGACAAACCATTGCCACTTACAGTTACAGTTCTTGCATAATCGCCTGTTGTATCTGCAACAATATCTACACTGTTAGGTTGTATTGTTGTATTGATAGTTACATTTGAAGTACCGTCAAATCCAATACTACCTGCAACATCGCCAGCTAACGCAATTGTTCTTGTTGTTTCTAATTTATCTGCTCTATCTGCTAGACCAGTTAAGTCACCAGTTACATCAGCAGTTACAGTTGGGGCAGTAATTGTAGTAGTAGCTTCGAATGTACCTGCTGTAAATTTCTCAGTACTTACTGTCCATGTCGATCCACCTTCGTCCCAGTTAAGTCTTTTAGCTGGAGAACTACCTCTACTTACTTCAATACCTGCTGTTAGTGAACCTGCCGGTGCGCCTGTTGCAGCTTGATTAACTTGTAATAGAGTTGTGTCAAACTGTGCAGTGCCGCCAACAGTTAAGTTGCCGCCTATGTCTGCATCAGTAGTAACATTAAGAGCGTTAGGAACAAAGTTACCAACTACACTTAAATCTCTAAACGTTGCAGTACTTGTCGAACCTGTGTTGGTAATATTTCCATTTACAGTTAAATCTGTAAATGAACTTGATCCTGATGCAGCAACAATGTTTCCTCTAAATTCTGTGTCCGCTTCAATCACCAAACCAGTTATGTTTGCAGGATCGTTACCACCTATTATTGTACCGTCTATCTCGCCGCCGCTTACGTCTATGCCATCGAATGTAGATGTACCAGTTGATGTAACGTTACCTGTAATATTTCCAACAAAGTTAGTTTCTGCTGTGATTACAGTACCTCTAATAACATCTGCTGTAGCAGCACTTGCGCCACCGATTGGCGTAGTATTAATTGTACCACCAGTAATTGTAACGTTACTACTTGTTATAGAACCACTAATGTCACCTGTAATTAGACCACTAACACCGATGTTATCAGCTTCTATTGTAACTCTACTTGATGTACTACCTAAAGTAGTTCCAGTAATAGTACCGCTTGTTGCGTTAATTGTACCGCCAACATGTAAGTTGCCGCCCATGTGTATGTTACCAGATAGACCAATACCACCTAGTATTTTAATAGCACCATTAGTTGTTCCAGTTGATTCTACTGAACTTGTAATATTCATTACACCAGTAACAGTTGATGTATCTATAGTTGTTAGACCTGTTACACCTAATGTACCAGCAACTAATGTATTACCTGATCCCGGTTGTACAGTAAAGTTACTACTACCTACATTAAGTATACCTGCAATATCAGTGTTACCATTTGCACTTGTTACAACAAAGTTTCCTGAACCAACATTTAAGTTTGTACCATTTACAGCAAGTATTCCACCTACTGTTGTATTTGCGCTTGTAGTTACAGTTGCAACATCTACTGCTTTAGTTGTTTGGTTAACTAATACAGCGCTATCACTTGCATGTAAGTCACCTCTAAATGCTCCTGCTACAAATGTTTCTGCACCAACTGTCCATTCACCAGCAGTATTAGCCCATTTTAGTTCTTTTGTAGTACCAGATAAATCTATTTCAATTCCTGCATCTGCTGCTGCTTGACCTGAGTTCAATGTAATAATATTATCTGCTATAGCAACAGTTTGTGCATTTACAGTTGTAAATTCACCTTCTACAGTTAAATCACCTGCAATAGTAACATTCTCTGATACATTTAAATTTTCTAAGAACGCATCAGCAAATCTTGTAGTCGTACTACCTATATCTGCGTTTAATGTACCTGCTTTTAGATAAAAGCCTTTTGTTAGTACAGAGTTAATTTCTAATTCATCAGATACAGCATTACCTAGTCTTGTAATACTACCGTAAAGATTAGTATTACCTGCAATGTTTAAATTACCATCTGCACTAATCCCGCCAGTTGCGCCATCTAGTGTAATTACAGTAGATACACCATCACTTAGTGTAATATCTCCAGAACTTGTAATTAATAAATTATTATCAATATTTGTTTGACCGTCTATAAAGACACTACCAAAGCCGTCTCCGGATACAGTAAATGCACCACTATCAACATTAATGCCGCCGTTTAGACTTGCTAAGCCGCCTGCTGTTATTGTTGAATTTGTTGCAATAGCACCACTAGTTGCGTTAATACTACCTACACCTGCACCTATTGTTAAATTGTTAGCTAAAGTAACTAGACCGTTTAGGTTTGTTTGTCCTGAGAATGTACTTGTTCCCGGAGCAGTAATATTTCCTAAGAAAGTCGAACCAGTTACAGTGCCAGTTGTAGTTATACTACCAGTTACACCTAATATACCACCTGTTGGATTAAATGTAAATGCACTCGAACCTGTAATTAACCCAGCACTTCCTGTAACTGGTATTTCGTTAACATTTAAAGTTTCTATATAAGCATTATTAGCAAATACATTTCCTGCAATATCTACATTGCCCGATACGTCAATACTGCCTGTTACATCAAGTAAACTACCGCTAAATGTTAGATTTGAACTATCAGCAACTTCGCCTGATGATTGGCCAAGTAATACAGCATTAACTGTAGTTAAGTCTGACACACGTAACGATGCTACTGTTGCGCTTGTATTTACATTTAATGTCCCGGCAATAATTGTATTTCCGTTTCCAGCGTCTATAGTAACTGTGTTAGCTCCTATAGTAACATCACCACCTACATCCAATGTACCTTCAGTATCTACATTACCACTACCTGCTTGTACGCTAAATGCTTCTGCTGTGTTGCCTGTGTTTCTTACTTCGATGCCGCCGTCTGCACTCAATGCACTACTTAAAGTTGTAGCACCTGTTACATTTAACGTGCCACTTGTAGCAATACTACCAGTACCGTCTGCTACGGTAAACACACCACCGTCTGCTGTAATACCACCGTTAAGTGTAGTTAATCCGCCAACTGTTAACGGACCGCTTGCAATATTCGTTGCGCCTGTAGTTGCTGTTACAGTAAACTGGTTGTTAATGTTAAAGTCACCGTCTGCTGTAAGAGTTCCGTCAACTTGTGTGTTACCATTTGCAGCAGTTACTACAAAGTTTCCATTAACACTAAAGTCGTCGGTTACTGTTAGTCCTTCTGTTACACCTAATGCACCAGTAATATTTAAATCGTGTACAGTAGTTGTACCAGTTACATCAAGTGTACCTACTATATTAGTATTACCTGTGCCAAGTGAAACAGTAAATGCTTCAGCAGTATTAGCAGTATTTCTTACTTGAATACCGCCATCTGCACTTAACATACCACCTATTTCAGTTACACCGCTTGCTCCTATTATAGTAAAGTCAGAACCTACTGATAGAGTTGTGCCAGTGATAGAGGTTGTACCTAATGTACTTGTACCTGCACTAAACACATCTACTGTAGTATCACCAGTTACATCTAATGTACCTGTTATGTCTGTATTACCTGTTGCATTTGCTACTGTAAAGTTACCGCCTATGTCAAGATTGCCTGCGCCTACAGATCCGTCCATTGTAAGGTTACCTGTAATTAATGTTGCGCCTGTTGTTCCGTTTACTTCAAATACATTTGCAGTAAGAGCGTCAACTATTCTTATATCGTTACTTCCTGTTACAGATAGATCTGAATTAAGCGTAGTTGTACCGTCAACTGTTAAAGTACTTTGTGTAACAACAGCGCCTGTGCCGCCGTCTACAGTAAACTTCGTTATGTCTACTTCAATGCCTCCATTTAATGAAGCTATTCCTGATGTAATAAGTGCTGTTAGTATACTATTTCCACTTACTTGAAGCGTACCAGCTGTTGCAACGTTACCTGAACCGTTTGCTACAGTAAACCTGTCAGTATCCATTACAATACCGCCATTAAAGTTTACTTCACCGTCAACTGTTAGTGTTGCACCACTTGACAAGTCAGTATTGCCGTCTGCATCTACTACAAAATCATTATTAACATTTATACCAGATGCTAGTGATGCAAGTCCAGTTAATGTTAAAGTGCCTCCTGCATGTATATTTTCAGATATACCAATACCGCCTTGAACTACTAATGCACCTGTTGTTGTACTACTTGCACCTAGGTTATTGCCTTTTATAGTAGTTTGTTTATCTACAAAAAGTGTACCTTGTATGTCAGTGTTTCCTGATGCAACTGCTACTTTAAATGTTTCTGAACCAGCAGCACCTATATCAAGATCAACGCCGTCAAATCTAAAGTTTGCATTTGTGTTAAGTCTACCGTCAAGTCCTGCTAATGGAATATGATCTTGTGCTAAGTCTTGTACTTTTGCTTCTGCAAGTGTAGATAGTCCGCTAACTACTAATGTTGTGCCTATCGTTGCGCCTTGATTTACTGTTAACGCATCTGTATCAACAGCAGACATATCAATTGATTTTGCTGAAATATCTACTATAGTTGCTCCGTCAGTGGCTTCAATATCAGCTCTAACTTCATTAACAGTTAATTTACTTGTTGCACCTGTAAGTGTCCAGGAATTTAAACCTTCATCATACAAGAACGATGCATCGCTTCCAGTACCTCTACTAATCTGTATACCAGCAGTACCTGCTGAAATTTGAGTTGATGATTCTTGTCCGTTAAGAACAATTATGTTATCTGCAATGTTGATTTGATCAACATTAGTTTGGGTTACTGATCCTGTAACTGTTAAATTTCCACCTATAGCAACATCATCTGTAAATGTTGCATTATCAGCATATACATGTCCCCAACGTGTTGAAACTGTACCAATGTCATAAGCACCATCAGTTTTAATTAAAATATCGCTATCGATTACAGCATTTATAATAAGTTCGTCTGCTGCATCGCTGCCTACTGTTACATTAGCATTTGCATTAATATCACCATCAAATGTTGCAGTTCCAGACGTTGTAAATGCACCATTATGTGTCATTGCACCTGTAGCAGCATTGACATCTAATTTTTTAGGTGTTCCACTACCTACAGTAAAGTTACCAGCAACATCAAGTGTAGCACCGATATCTAAATCGTTAACATTAAAGATACCAGAAACATCTAGGTTAACAGCTTTAATATATGTATCTGTACCCATTGTAAGATGACCTAGTACACTTACTCTATCAAATTGCGATAGATTCATATTTAAGTTTTCTGTCAAGACAGGCGGATTTAAAGGAACTTCACCGATTGTATTTCTATCATCAATACTACCTGTTACATCTCCAGTAATATTGCCAGTTATACCCAGTGTACTAATAATTGTAGTAGCTTCTAAGGCATTAAAGTAACCTACTGCTCTACCACTTATACCGCTTACGTCAACACCAATTGGTGTATTTCTAATATGTGTACCAGCGTCAATAGTTGTACCTGTAGTAAATCTTCCTTCACCGTCAATTGTTCCACCAGTTGCATCAAGACCTGCTCGTGCAGTAATAAGTCCAGTTGCATCCATTGTAATGGTATCAATATTTCCAGTAACACCGTTAGTAGTATCTAAGTCTCCTTGGAATTCAACATGTGCTTTAATTGTCGTACCGTCGATGCTTGCTTGAGTTCCATTACCTATTACAGTATTATCTATATTGCCGCCAGCGATAGTAACGCTGTTTCCTAAGTTAGCAGAGTTACTTACAGTAACATTATTAAATGTAGAGGTACCTAAGACTGCGGTAATGTTTCCAGAAAATAAAGGTGCTTGAAATTCTTCTGCAAGAACTTTAAATTGACTAAATTCATATTCAGGATTGCCGCCGCTTTCGCTGAATATAAGACTTGCATCTTGTATACCAACACCGTTACCACGTTCAAAAATTATACCTGCGTTACCAGCGCCACTAATACCCGAATTACCTGTTTCGTTTTTGTTAACTGTAATAAAGTTTTTTTCAACTTCTAAATCGCCTTTTATTAGCACATCTTCGTTTACTGTTAAGTCACCAGTAATCAAAACATTACTAAATTCTTGGTCACTGTTAATTATGATAGTATCAGTTTCAAAATTCTTAACTCGTAAGTTAGTAAAATAACCTTGTGTAAAGTCAGCTGATGAATCATCTTGGTTAACAGTATTAGGATTATTCATATCTCCTATAAACTGTGTTCCTGCTGTAATAGCGCCTGTTGCTTCTACTAAACTAAAGTATCCTGGGAAACTACCTGTACCAGTTGCACCACCGATAGTAGTGTTTGTAATATTACCACCAGTAATTGTTGCAGCGTTAGTTGCAAACGTACCCACAGTTAGATTTGATATTTGAGAAGCTTCTGTTGGGCCACCTTGTACGTTTAATCTATTAAAGGTACTAACTGTGCCTGTTCCGCCGCCGGTAACATCACCTGACAATGGGCCAATAAATGCCGAAGAATTAATTTGTGTAGAACTTGCAATTTGTATATTACTAAATGTACCACTTGTAATAGTTGCGCCGCCGGTAAATGATCCTGTAAGCGCACCACTTAAATTGCCAAATGTTGCATTTCCTGTAAATGTACTTGTGCCTGCAACAGTAATTATATCGAAGTTTGATGTACCTCCGCTGCCACCAGTAGCATTAATTTGTCCTACAAATCCAGTAGTAGACTCGATTGTAGCACCTTTAATGTTCTGTGCAGAACCAGATTGACCAATTGAAGTGTTAATAATAGTGCCGCCATCGATATCGAAACTTGTTGCATCAACGCCTTGGAGTGTACCACCAGTAATAATTATGTTAGGCGAAGTAAGATTGCTTATAGTAATGTTACCTATGGTGCCGCCTTCAATGCTGTCGCCACTAATTTGATCATTAGCAAGTGTTAGTGTACCGCCTGACAAGTCTGCTGTTTGACCTGTTTCAAGCGTAAATGCACCTGTTATATCTGTACCAGCTAATCCGTCTATTATACCAGTAATTGTATGTGTCGCTGCAAGTGTAATGTCGCCATCTATATCAAGATCGCCTAATATGTCTACATTGGTGAAGAATGCGTTGTTTCTATCTGAAAGTGTTGTTGTACCAATTTGTCCTATTACATCACCGGTTAAATCACCTTGGAAACCATTTGTTGTTTGGGTAGCTGTGATTGTTGTTGCTTGCACAGTTTCTGAGGTAAAATCGACAATATTAGAAATATTTCTAGTACTTGAATCTATTAATAATGCACCTGCAGGTAATCCAACACCACCTGATGTTGATTGTATATCACCTTGAAGGACACCTTCAAACCTTGTAGACGCTGCAATTGTAGTTCCTGTTATCGTAGATGCAATACTATCACCAATTGGTGTTGAGTTTATACTACCTGCTACTGCACCTACTGTAATACTAGTGTTTGCATTTAAAGTAGTAAAGTTACCTGGTCTACGCTGTGTATCACCAATTGTAACACCGTCTATAGTATTTGCAGTGCTGCTGTTAACTCTAATTGTATTACTTACAAGATTACTTACTGTAGCGTTTTGTGGTGTTCCTGTTTGTCCAATTGGTGTATCTACTAATGTACCTGCTGTAAATGTGACTCCGTCAATTGTACCAGCATTTATATCAACAGATGCTAAATCAGCTTGTGTTGCATTTATTGTACTAAAGTGAGCAGTATTTCTGTTTGCGGCATCGCCTACAACACCAGTAACATTACCAGTATACATTGCAGTGCCTAGTGTAGTACCTGCTTGTAGAATTTTTATTGGAGTGCCACCTGAATTGTTAGAATATAAATCTCCAACAAATCCACTTGCAGCACTTGCTACTGAAAATACTTTACCGTTTACAGTTAAATCATCATTTACTAAGATATTGTCAAAACTTGATGTACCTGTTGCAGTAGCATCAATTTGACCTACAAAGCCACCAACTGGTGATCTTATCTCACCTGCTGTAGTTGTAATATTACCCTGTGTAGCAACTAAGTTACCACTGTTTAGTACTATATTACCTGTTGTAGTAGTCAAAGACGTACCTGTTAACGCAGCACCTGTGATATTTGCAGCAGGTGTTACACCGTCGCCGCCAATTGTAACACCGTCTATTGCACCGCCTGCAATATCAACTGAGCTTAATGTTGTTACACCACTGTTAACTGTTAAGTTGCCTGATAGTGCAGTATCACCTAACACAAATAATTCATCACCAACAGTAAAGTCATCAATTGTTAGAGTATCAACTGTAAATGATCCTGTAACAACAATGTTTTGGAATGTCGCTGTAGATTTATTTGGATTGCCCTGCGCATCAACGCCTCCTGGTCCACTAATTGTTAAGTTATTTGAAATAGTTACAGCATCATCAAAGTCAGAAGTACCTGTTACTGTAAGGTTGCCTCCTACACTTGTATTACCACTTGATGTTATAGTTGTATTAGAATAAAGTGTTGCTACAAACGCATCATTCATGTCTGCTGCTGTACTTGCATCAGTACCTAGTTGTCCTATAACCTTAGTGTTAGCGGTAATAATTTGGCCATTAATATCACCAGTTGTAGTAGTAATATCACCACTACTTGTTGAAATATTTCCTGAGCCTGTAGTAAAGTCTCCGCTTGTACTTGTAAAGTCACCTGTTGTAGTTGTAATGTTACCTGTACTTACTGCTACGCCTGTTGACTCAAATAAGTTAACACCAGTACCGCCGTCTACAGTTGTTAAATCGCCTCTAAATTCTGTTCCTGCAACAAATATATCACCGGATATAGTTCCTGAAGTTGCACTAATATTACCTGTTGTTGCAACAAAGTCACCAGCAGTAATTGTAACATCTCCACTTGCAAGGGTAACATCGTATCCTGAATCTACATTAATGTTTCTTGTAGTTAGAGTATGTACACTTGCATCTGCTCTAGTAACTCCGCCAATTACTACATTATCTAAATTACCAGAACTTGCATTAACATTAAATGCTCCGTCTACGTCAAGAGTTTTGCCAACACCTATAGTTGCGCTTCCTGTAGTATCGCCTGTTAAATTACCAATAAATGTTGGCGCTTGTATATCGACATTACTGTCTAAACTATCATCTGTAGCATTATATGTAAATGTAACATTTGTTTCACCTGCGTTGCCGCCATTTGCTATATCACCAACATTAGTACTACCAATTATTAAGCCTGCATTATTTGCTCCAAGTAGTGTATCTGCATTACTTGCAACACGTATATCTTTATCTTCAACATCTAGTGTTGCTGCATTAATTGTTGTACTTGCGCCGTTAACTGTTAGATTTCCTGTTATTACAGTATTTCCAGTAACATTTAGATCTGTATCAATTTGTACTGAACCAGTTACATCTAAATCAGTACCAACAAATAGTTTCTTAGCAATGCCAACGCCACCGTCTACGAACAACGCACCATCAGTTGCTGAAGTTGCATCTACTGTTTGAGAAATATGTGTTACACCACCAACATTTAAAGCGCCTGCTATACCAACGCCGCCTGCGGTAACAATTGATCCTGTTACGGTATCTGTACTTGCTGTTGCGGTTGTTGTCTTTAATACACCGCTAAAATTAATATTTTCTGCAACGCCTAGGCCGCCGTCAATTATTACTGCACCATTAGTACTTAATGTGCTTCCTGTAGTATCGTTAAAGTTTGTAACACCTGCTACATCAAATGTTCCGCCTACTGTAGTATTACCTGTTGCTGCTGCTACTGTAAGAGCTGTTGTATTAACTGCTAAGTCACCAAGTATAGCAGTGTTACCTGTTGCTGCTGCAACAGTAAATGCAGTTGTGTTTACATCAAAGTTACCAGTTACAGTACCAGTTCCAGTTGCAGTTACGTCTGCTACAGTAGTATTACCTGCTTGAAGTGTTCCTGAAATTACTGTATTTCCTGTTGCATCAGCGACTGTAAATACATCTACACCTGCATTTTGTACAGCAAATGTTCCGTCTAATGTTGTTGCGCCAGTTACATCAAGAGTGTTATTAACTACTGCTGTATCAGTTGTTGTAAGTCCAGTAACAGTCAAACTTGCATTTAACGATGCTAGGCCGTCTACTCCTAACGTACCTGCTATTTGTGTATTACCATCAGCACCATTGATAGCAAATGTAGAATTACTACCAACACCTGCATCAAAGATTTCAAAGTTTGCAGATTGTAATAGTGTAACATCTCCACTTACATCTAGTGTACTTGCTTGTGTTACTGCGCCTGCTGCTGATACTGTATAGTTAGACCCGTTAACATCAATGCCGCCATCTAGTGATGACAAACCTGTTACATCTAATGTGCCTGTTGTTACTACATTACCTGTAGTAACTGCAACTGTAAATGCATCGCCTACTGCACCGTCTGATACTGCAATGCCGCCGTCTAAACTTGCTAACGAATCTACAGTTAATGTATTATTAATATTTGTTACGCCGTCAACATCTAAAGTGCCGCCAAGTTGTGCATTTGCTGCAACATCTAGATCGCCTCCGACAAATGCATTTTCACTTATGCCTACTCCGCCAGTAACAATAAGTGAACCGGTAGATGTGCTTGTGCTTCCTGTTCCTGTTGTTATAGATACTGGACCAACAACGTCTAAGGTATTTGTAATAGTAGTTGCGCCTGTTGAACCAACAATATCAAATACTTTTACAGGTGTTCCTGCTGCATTCCAAATTTCAAAATTAGCTGCTGCATTAAGACGTGTGTTACCATCTACATCTACAACAAAGTCGTCATTAACGTTGAAACCGCCGTCTAATTCTGCAAGTGCAGATGCTGCTAATGTTGCAACACTTGTTGCTCCGTCTACAGTTAATGTTCTGCCAGAACCTACGGTAATATCATATCCGTCAAGTGTTTTACCTGCGGCGCCAGTTATATTTGCAGAATCAATAGTACCGCCAGATACTTTATCACCTGATATCGAATCGTTATCGTATGTTACAGTTGCTCCAGTTAAGTCAAGTGCTCCTGTTACTGTGATATCGTATCCGCTAATTGTGTTACCTGTTCCGTTGCCTAACAGATCAGCGTTGCCTATGACACCACCGTCTATTTTATCACCACTTAGTTGGTTATCAGCAAGTACAACAGATGCACTTGATAAGTTTACTGTACCAGTAAATGTGCTTGTTCCAGCACTTGTAACATTACCTTCTAACGGACCAGTGAACTTATGAGCAGCATCGCCTGTATTAGTAATAGTAAAGTTATCAGCTCTTACTGTAACACTAGTTACATCATCTATAACCGCAGTGTTTATGTCTGCTGCTACAACTGGTGATGCACTTGTACCTAGAGTAGACAGGCCAACTATATCACCTGCACTAACATCAATTGTAGTAATTACTGAACTTGCTACTGGTGATGCACTTGTACCTAGAGTAGCAAGTCCTACAATGTTGCCGCCAGCAGTAACTTCTAAGTTTTGGAATGTACCTGTACCAGTAAGTACGTCTAAATCTCCACTTAGTGCTAAGTTTGTTAGAACAAGAGTAGAAGCATTAAGTGTAGTAATTGTTGCAGTATCTATAGCAGCATTTGTGCCTGGACCCATAACTAAATCATCAATGAACGTTGTACCGCCTAGACCTCTTGCGTCTAAGTCTCCAGTGATGTCACCTGTGATATCACCAACAAATCCTGTGTTTGCAGTTACAGTTGTACCTGTGACTGCTGCTGGAGTCGCTGCGCCAATAACTGTTCCGTCTATTGTTCCGCCATCTATGTTTACAGAATTAATATTAACAGCTGATGTAAGAGCATTAACAACACCAGTAAATGTTGCTATGCTATCTACTGCTAGATCATTCACAAATGCATTAGCAGTATTACCTACTGCGCCTAATACACCAGTAAATATACCTGTTGCGTCAACATTGTTAAAGTTAGATGTTGTGTTAGTTGCAGTTGACGCATCAACTCTACCAGTAAAGATAGCAGAATTTGTTGCTGTGCCGCCTGTCTCTAATATTTTTTGAGTGCCGTCATCGTTGTAAATATCGCCGCGCACATCGCCTGATAGGTAAGATGATGCAGTAATTGTACTTGTTTGCACATCAGTAACGCTAAGTGTTCTAGCGCCGGCGTCAAGCATCATTACACTATCTTCGCCTAGTACACTACCCGAAATGTCACCGTCTAAGAATGCGTTAATAACGTTAGCATACATATTGTTAAAATATGATATGCCGCTACTATCTACATCACCTACTAATTTACCAGTAAATGTTGCTGCAACTCCTGTCGAACCATTTTGAATAATTACTGTTCCGTTGTCATTTTTAATACTACCCTGGAATGATGCATCTGTTCCATTAGTACCATTGTCTAATATTAAACTTGTTCCGTTAGACGCATATATATCTCCAACTAAGTTACCAGACAGTGTGCCTATTGAAGCATTTGCCATTGATAGTGTACCGGCAACATCTAAATTGTTAAAGTATGAAGTAGTACCTGTGCTTGGAGTATTTCCGTAATTTGTTTCTGTTCTAAGATCTATATTTCCATAAAATGTTGCATCGTCTATACTTGCACCACTGTCTATGATTAATGTATCAGTTGTACTATAAACGTCACCTTTGAATATTGCATCGTTGCCATTAGTGCCTGCATTTAAAATAATACTTGTATCATCTGATGCATAAACATTCCCTTTTACATCGCCGTGTACCTTATCAACGATTAATTCTCTATTTAAATTAAATCTTTCTACCTGATTCGGAGAAACACCAGTGTATGTATAAGTTAGTGCAGGATTTGATCCTGCTCCTAATGTTCCACCTATAGTAATTCCACTATTGTTTAGCGCACTCAATGTTGTAGTTGTGCCGCCTAGTGTAATATTCTTATCAGATACATTTATTTCTGTAGCATTAACAGTGGTTAAGTTACCTTCAACTGTTAAATCACCTTGAACCGTTACATCACTTGTTGCAGTTAGTGTACTTAAAGTTGTGTCGCCTGTTACATTTAACGTGCCACTTGTAGCAACATTACCTGTTGTATTTGCTACGGTAAACACACCACCGTCTGCTGTAATACCACCATCTAGTGTAGTTAATCCGTCTACTATAAGAGTTCCATCAATTTGTGTGTTACCTGTAGATGCTGCTATAGTAAACTGGTTGTTAATGTTAACGCTGCCGCCAACATCTAAATCACCAGAGATATCAGCAGTACCTGTTATGAGTACACCAACGGTACTAGTCCTAAATCTTTGAACATTATTCTGGTATAATATCTGGCCACCGCCAGCAGTTAATGACATGGCTGTTTTTGTACTATTAGCGTCTTGGAAAAGAATTGAGTTGGCAGATCTTAGGATCAACCCTCCTGCACCAGATTCATGTATATAACTATTAGATCCGTCGTGATAAATTTCTAAATCTTGTGCATTACCAAATTGTATCTTTTCGCCATCGCCTAACTTTATATCGTCAGCAACTAAGTTACCTACTGTTGTTTCGCCAGTTACGTCTAAAGTACCAACTATAGCAGTGTTACCTGTTGCTGCTGTAACAACAAAATTATTTGAGCCTACATTTAATGATGTGCCGTCTATTACAAAATCTGCTGTGCTAATTAGTCTACCATTTGCACCACTTGTATATACAATTCTGTTAGCAGGTAAATCTGATATTACAGCCGAATCTAAAGTTGCAAGTCCTGAAGTGTTGAATGTTCCGGTAACATCTGCTCCTACAAGTGTAGTTTCAAATCTTTTTGTATTATTGTAATAAAGTTCAGTTGCACCATCTGCATCTAATACTGCTGTTGTTTTAGTACCGTTACCCTTTGTAAGTGTTAGTACATCTGTTGCTATTGTTAAATTACCTGCACCAACATCTTTAATAAAAGAATTAGAACCATCATGGAAGATTTCTAAATCGTTTCCTGTACCAATTAGTAACTTCTTACTATCTGCTATACTAATATCACCGAGGGTTGTGATATCACCTGTTGTATTTGCCACAATAAATGCACCACTATCAACATTAATGCCACCATCTAAGAATGCTGTTCCACTAGTAACAGTAAAGTCACCTGCTACGTCTGTATCACCTGTAGTTGCTGCTACATTAAATTTATTTGTACCAATTTCAAAGTCACCAGCAACAAATAATTTTTTAGCAATTCCTACACCGCCTGAAACTATTAGTGCGCCTGAAGTTGCATTAGATGCATCGTTAGCATTACTTATAGTTGTAATACCTTGTATGCCAACTGTATCTCTTAAAATAGTTGTATCTGTTATATCTAGTGTGCCTGACGTTGTAATATTACCCGTTGTATTTGCTACAGTAAATGCACCGTCAACATCAATACCGCCATCAAGTGATGCAAGACCAGCAACATCTAATGTTGATGTAGTATTAACTGCACCTGTGTTAGAAACTGTAAACGCAGCACCATTAACATCAATACCGTTATCTAAACTTGCAAGTCCTGTGCTTGTAAATGTGCCGCTTATTGTTGTATTAGCACTTACTGTAACTACACCAGCACCCTGCGGATCAATTATAATAGCGCCATTTAAATTTGTGCTTGAAATTGTATTTCCATCAAACGTTAAGTTGTCAACTGCTAAACTACCGGTAATATCTACATCAATTGTTCCAGCGCCTACTGAATATGTAAATTGGTCACTGTAACTTATTTCTTTACTACCACCTGATAGTATAACTCTATTTGGATCTATATCACTAATAATTGCACTTGCTAATGTAGTTTCACCGGTAACATCAAGAGTACCAGCAATTGTTGTATCTGGGTTAATTTTTACAACTGGAGCACCTGTGGTTGTTTCAACGTCAATTATACTTGTATTAGCATCGTCTTTGATACTTAAAGCATCAAATAAATTTGTTGGAACAATGATTTCATTTTGGCCTGTTGCACCTTTGAAGTTAATATTTTGTGTAAGATAAAGTTCTCTCCAACCCTGTGCTGAACTACCTAAATCGTATGTGTTGTTTATATCCGGAATAATACTACTGTTAATGTCAGCACCAAATGCTACCGTATCAGTTGCAGCATCACCAAAAGTTAAATTTCCTGAAATAACTGCGTTGCCAGCAACATCTAAGTTGCCGCCTATATATAAGTTTTCTGCTATACCTACGCCACCGTCTACAATTAGCGCACCTGTTGTTGTTGTAGTAGATCCTGTTGTATCATTAATACTGACTATGCCGTCTACACCAAGTGTACCTGTAACTAATGTGTTACCTGTGCCGCCGTCGATACTAAACATTGAAGCAGATGTTGCATCTAATATTTCAAACTGTCCGCCTTGTGAAATAGTAGTGTTGCCATTTGATCCGTCAATTGCAAATACTGTTACTGGAGTGCCAGCAGCATTTATCATTGTGAAGTTTGCAGCAGTATCTAATGTCATATTTCCGCTAAACTCTGACGTTGCTGCAACATCCATATTTTGGAAAGTCGAATTATTAATTGTTGCGCCTGCCATATCAACTGTGCCACTAAAGTTTGCTGTGCCACTAAAGTTTGAAACCCCAGTTGAAGTAACGTTACCTAATAATCTTACGTTTTCTGTTGTTAAATCTATATCTTTATTAAAGCGCCATTGATCACTTGGATTCTTATATTGTATCCAAGCTCCTGCTGTATCAACTGTTAGACCTGCTCCGTCCGCAGCAGCAGCGGTTGTAGCGCCTTTTGCAACAGTAATATTCAAATCTTCAACATCTAATGTTGAAGTGTTTAGTGTAACTGTATTACCTTGTACTATTAAGTCGCCGCCAACAGTAACAGCTCCAGTTGTAGTAATAGATGTAAACGCACCAGTTGATTCTGTATTTCCTGCGCCTATTGGAGTATTTTCGATACCACCGGTTGCTTCAACTGTTTGAGTGACATTTACTGTTCCTGGAACACTTAAATTACTTGATATAGTTACTGTATGGAATTGCGAAGTACCTGGAGCTGATGCATCTATTTGTCCTGTAAAGCCGCCTGTTGCTGTAACAGTAGCAGCACTTGTATCGACAATAGTTGCATTTAACGGTGTCTTAACATCTGCAATTATAGATGCATCTGTACCGTCAGTACCAGAATCTAAAATAGTATATAGTGACACACCGTCAGTTGCATATACATCGCCAAGTAAGTTACCTGTAAATCTTTTAAGATCATTATCTACAATAACCGAACTATCTTCGCCTATTATATTACCTCTTAAGTCTCCAGTAACGTTACCGTCTACTTCACCTGCAATGTCACCAACAAACTTAGTAGTTGCTTCAATAGTAGTACCTCTGATAGTCGACGGAGTTGTAGAACCTATTCTAGTATTGTCGATATCACCAGCAAATATGTTTGCCACTGCTAAGTTAGCAGTACCATCAACTTGTAGTAGTGTGTTAACTGTAATTTCGTTAAGAGCAAATGTCGTAAAATCTAATGCGCCTTCAACAACAATATTGTTAAAAGTAGATGTACCTGATGAATTAATATCACCTGTAATTAATCCAGACGAAGCATTAACAATAGTTGTTGTACTATCTTCACTTATAACACTACCATATAATACACCCTGTACGTTACCTGTTACATCACCTAATAAATCACCTGTAATGTTACCAGTTACATTACCGTATAGTCGAGGTTCAACTCCACCTGTACCAGTATTAAGAACAGGAGTAGTGCCGCCTGGACGATAAAGATTACCATAAACATCACCTGTAACCGTACCACCTGACAAACTACCAGTAACATTACCTACCAAGTCACCTCTAAAATCAGTAACAGCAAAAATAGTATCAGCACTCAAGTTACCTTGTGTAATATTAATAGTACCTTGAGTAACATTAATATCACCAGTTGTTACTGTAAGCGTAGTTACACTAGCGGCAGCAGGAACAGTCGAACCTATAATTGTGCCGTCGATCGCACCACCAGCAATATCCACACTACCTGCTGTAATTTGACCAGTAACATCTAGATTGTTGCCTACGTTTAAATCAGTACCTACGTCAAGTGTAGCAATGTTTAAACTATCAAATTGGATGTCACCTGATACACTAAGGTTTTGGAAATAACTGTAACTTGCAGAACTTTCTCCTCTAGCATCGATATTACCGAATACATCACCACTAAATCCAGCAGTTGCTGAAATTGTAGCACCATAGATGTTACTGTTAATAAAATCAATAATCTTAGTACTGTCGTTTGCTAATACGTTACCGCGTAAATTACCAGCAATTTCTTCTTCAACATTTACACTAAAGAAACTAGACAGGCCTGCGCCAACAGTTACATTACCTTCTATATCACCTACAACATTACCTATGTATGTAGCAGGTAAAGTTGCAGTACCTGTATCTAGGATAGGAGTTCCTGAATTAAATGGACTATAAACATCACCTGTAACATTACCTTTGAATGCGCCTCTTACTTCAGCAGTATTTGTAAAGTCCCAATATCCTGCGCTTCCATCTTCTGTCCAAAGTAGATTTGCATCTACGCCGTCGCCTCTATCAATTTGTATACCTGCTGTACCTAGTACAACACCAACAACTCCGGTGCTCTGACCTTTGTTTAAAACAATTGTGTTATCTTTAATATCTAAGTTATCAGTATTAACTGTGGTAGTTGTGCCTTCAACAAATAAGTTGTTACGAATTGTTAAGTCATACAGAGAGGACATATTACTGTTAGGATCTTCAATTTTACCTTGAAATCCTTGAGAAGAACTAACTACTCTACCGTTAACATCTCCTGAAGCAAAATTTACAATTACTGACGAGTCATCACCAAGTAAGTTACCTTGTACATTACCTCTCATATCACCGATGTAATATGCTTGGTTTCCTGTTGCGCCTGTATCTAATACTCTAAATGATCCGTCTGCAGAATATAAATCTCCAAGGAAGTCACCTATGAATTCGTCACCAGTAAATTCATTAGAACTAATCGATGCCATATTAAGAATTGCTCTACCGGCAGCATCTAACAATAATATATCAGCAGCATTAGGATCACCCGTTGTAGAAACAACGTTACCTTTTAAATTACCTTCAATATCAGCAGTAATATTACCTGATGCGCCACTAAGGTCAATTTCGCCCAACACTGTGATATTTTGGAAATAACTTCTTGTGTTAACATCAACTGTTCTTGTATCAACATTACCGATTACATCACCTTCAAAATTACCTGTTGCTGTAATTGAAGCAGCAGTAATTGACGAATCAAGATAATTAACAAGCACAGAACTATCTGCTGCAAGAACATTACCTTTAAAATTACCTACTGCTTCTTCGGCAATAACTATATTATTAAAGTTAGAAACACCCGACGAAGCTGTTACATTACCAGTAACATCTCCGATTACTTGTCCAGTAAATACAGCATCGGTACCATCTGTACCCGAGTCTAGTATTTGTGATGTTCCGTCTATTGCATATACATTACCTGCTAATGTACCTGTAAGTCTTTCAGCATTAGCATCTAATACTGTTTCACCTAATGTGTTTAAAACGTTACCTGTTACGTTTCCTGCAAATGTTGCATCTGTGCCGTCAGTACCCGAATCTAAAATAACTTGGCCGCCGGTGGCCTTGATATCTCCTACTAGTGTTCCAGTAAGCTCTCCACTAAATCCACCTGTTGCTGTTATTACATTACCGTTTATATTTTGACTAGATATATCAATTAACAATGTACTATCAGGTGCAACTACATCACCTCTTAATGTACCTGATATTTCTTGTGCTACATTTATACTATTAAATTCGCTTAGACCTGAAGTTGCTATAACATTACCTTGTAGTGTTCCAACCGTTGTACCTTGTAGTGTTCCGTAAAATGTTTTTGTTGCATTGTTAACAATTACACTTGAATCTTCAGCAATAATATCACCACGTAAGTTTGCTACAAAATCGCCAGTGACAATAAGCTCGTTAAATCTAGAAGATCCTGATGATACAATGTTACCTCTAAATTCAGTCGATGCTTCAATGATTGCACCTTGTAGTGTAGTAAATACACCACCTCTTGGAGTTGTAGCACCAATAGTAGTGTTGTCAATTGTACCAGTAGTTATACCAGCGCCGATTGTTACAACATCTAATATTGCATTATCAACCTGAATGTTATCTGAATCAATTGTCGAAATATTCAATGACGGGAATGTAAGTGTATCTTCAACTGTTAAGTTTCTAAAGAAACCATCACTTTGCGTTCCTGCAGTGTTAACATTACCTGTTAAATCGCCTAAAACATTACCACTTACGTTACCAACTAAATCACCTTTTAATATATTAGAAAACGCATCAACCATTTTAGTCGAATCGTAAGCAAATACATCACCTGTAAAGTCTCCAGAAGCCGTACCAGTAAATGTACCTAATACTTCGCCTTCGACATTACCTGTTAATTTTGCAGGAATAGATGTTCCGTTACCTGCTTCTAAAATTTTATCTCCGTTACTTGCATATATATCACCTGTAACATCACCTGTAACATTACCTGTTAGATCACCTGTAAGTTGGCCGCCGCCTTGCAGCGAAAATACACCAGTAATGGTTATATCATCAAATCTACTTTCGCCACCACCATTTGACGTTGCATCAATTTGTCCAGTAACATCAGCATCTAATGAAGCTCTTGCAGTACTTGTATTTAGAACGATTGAACTATCTAATCCTAGAACATTACCGTATAAGTCGCCTTCAACTGATCCTTCTACGACACCCTTTAGACTACCTGTAAATAAATCAGCAAACATTTTGTCACCGGTAAAAATTGTACCAGTAACACTTGCAGGCACATTGCCACCGATTGTTACAGCATCCATTGTACCGCCGCCAATGTCTACTGATCCAAGAGTTGAAATACCAGAAACTGTCAATGTGTTATTAACTGATAATGACGCAATCTGTAGTGTATCAAATGTTAGATCACCTGTAAAACTTGCTGCACCAGTAACTGTTAACGAGCCTGCTTCAAGGGCAGCAATATCACCAATTTGTGCATTCATACTAGAGAACGATGATAGTCCAGCAGCAGCAGTAACATTACCTGTTACATTACCTACAACATTACCGTCAACATTACCAGTGTGTTGTCCTGCCGTATCGCCGACTAAGTCGCCTCTGATAATTCCAGCAAATGCATCTATTATAACAGTTGTACCATCTTGTGATAATACGTTTCCTCTCAAGTTACCGTTAACATCACCTGTCATTTCGTCTGTAACTATTAGTGTCGAAAATTCAGCAGTAACATCTGTAGCAGTAAATGAATTTAAAATTGTTACATCATCTGCAACAATGTCAACCGGATAAGATCCACTACCTAAAGTAACGCCACTAATTTGTCCACCAGTAACATTAATATTACCAAATGTAGTTCCACCAGTAACGTTAAGAGTTCCTCCGACAGTTAGTCCACCGTCAATATTTACAAGAGATTTAAAATCAGCAAGTGCTTGTACCTCTAATGTATTAAATGTTAGGTCGCCTGTAACAATCAAATCGTTAAAGCGTGATGTACCTGTAGATAGAACATCACCTCTAAATCCACCAGTTTGTGCTTCTATATAGGTACCTATAATAGTTGTACCTGTAATATTAGTTGTGTTTATAACAGCGTTATCAATATAACCACCGTTAATGTCGACGTTATTAAATGTACTAACACCTGTCGACGTAATGTTACCTAAAATATTAGCAACTTGTAATTCTTCTTGCACAATAATGTTATCAGTAATAATATCATTAAATCGTGATACACCAAAGGTTGCAGTAACGTTACCTTCTAAGTCACCGCTTATTAATCCTGAACTAGCATCAATAATTACATTTGAATCATCTGATAAAACATCACCTCTATGTTCACCAAATGTAGTACCAGTAAACGTAGCATCAAAACCATCTATACCTGTATTTAAAATAACATCACTGTTTGCTGCAATTAGTGTACCTTCAAAGCGGCCATTAATTTCTTTTGTAGCATGATTAATTATAATGCTACTATCGTCAGCTAATACATTACCACGTAAGTCGCCACGCATCTCTCCTGAAACTATAATGTTTTGACTAAATGTTGGAGATATATCAGTTCGTGCTAATACTGTGCCTTCAACTCCATCAACTGTATCTGCATCAACTCCTAGTGCATCAACAAATGCTTTTGACACTCTGTTGTCAATGAATATGTTAACATCATCTTGTGTTAATGTTTGAGCTGATAATACACCAGTATTAACATCGTAAATTAAGTCACCTGTTACACTAATAGATTCACGAGCACGAGCTCTAGTGAAGTAAGCATTTTCAAATCCTGATGCTGCTTCTAAATCGGCGTCGGATGCTTCTGGAACTTCAGTTGTAGTAAGTGTGTTTAATCTGTTATTAAGTATTGTAATACTTGCGGCAACGTTTGCACTTACACCAGACGTATCTGGAATCTCGTCACTTGTTAATGATGTGAAAGAAATCCACGTACTGTTATAATCATTTGGATAAACTCCAATAGGAGATCCTGTAACTGTAACATAAACATTGTTAGCCCATTTAACAACAGACAATGGCGGATATAATACAAGTGGATCAAATTCACCATATGCGTTAAAGCCAGAACCTAAGGGTGTCCAACCGCCATTAACTTGTGTAGGATATACAGCAGTTTGATCTACTGTTGTATTAACATATGTTGATCCAAGATAATATGTAACATCATATGGTTGATATGTAACTGTATGATCATACTGCCCTGTTATATTAAAAATACTTGTTACTAGAGTATCTTCATCAACGAAGGCGCCGATCATAATAGTGACTTCACCACCATCAGTTTCAGCTCTTAGTTGATCTCCAGGACGTATGTTTATAACTTTAGTATACTGTGCATCAGTACCCGGAGCAACTTCTAGCATTGCAAAAGGTCTTGTTGCAGGCTCAGATGCGTCATAAAGACTTAAAGTAACTTTAATTGGATCGGTTGTAGAATTAGGTGAAACACCTTCATTCAGTATGGCAACTGTGTGTACGTTACTTTCTTTATCTAATGGGCCTTCGAATAAAACCTCTTGATTGTTCTCGATTACTCTTGTCGTGCTTATAAAAGACATATATTAGTTACTCCCAAAGATCAGTGCCATTATTCTTGCTTCACGTCTTGCTCTCTGTTTCGTAAAGTAAAGATTTTGTGTGCCCTCATCTAGATCATCAGTTGTATGATTATCTAAACTACTTACTTGCCCATTTAAAAATCCGTTAAACTCTCCGTTATTAGAGTCCACAAGTCGAGAAGAGTCCTGCCCAAACACATCCCCCTGGAAATCAGCTTTTACTTTAAAAGCTGTAATATTACCTATTACCTCGATTTTGGTTGTAGGATCGATGACACTACTGCTGTCATCATAATCGCCTACTACGATTTTGCCCTCACCGATAACATTTAGATCACCCAGATTATCAATATCCATAAGAACGGTTTTTGTCAAATCTGTTGTTGTAAAGTCAATGTTATGGGTGCGTAGTCCATTCTTGACTACGAACTTTTTATTATTAGCCATCCGGTTCACTCTCCCCTAATTGGCATGCTGTAAGGTATTTATGCCAATCGAAGTTTAAGCGGATAATAATGTACTGTTTTATTAGATTAGCATCAGCATTTCTACTATACGAAAACTTACATTTTCGGTAGAATCATCTATAGCATTTGTTGCTAATAATCTTACTAAATCGCCTTCAATATCTACATCAAATTCAGCGATAGGAAGGTCTGTAGTGTGTATAACACCGAATTCTGTTGCCGAAGCATTGGTACCGTCATGAACTAAAAGTAGTTCACTTATTTGTCTTTTACGTGAAGGTGTGTCAGCCTGCACAATATATTTTGCACTACCAAAAGAATTTTTATCAAACGTTGCAATTACTCCGTCAGTAAAAGAACTATCGTCTGATATTACTTTAGCCGTACCTCGTTGCTGATAAGAATTATGAAATTTTATACTATCAGTAGCTTCGTCGTATTCTATATTAGTAGTTGATGCACTTACGCCGTTTTTAATAAAAACAAGTTCGTTTTCTTCACCGTTTAATCCTAATGACCCTGGAGGTAACCATGCTCGGTTACCAACTGTATCAGAGGTAAGAAAGTAATCGTCACCGGGAGGTACGCCCAAATCTGCTTCAGCAGTTGAAACATCAATAAATGTAAATCTATCCGGCGCAACAGTTTCAACTTCTGTTGGCGGTGTCTTAGTTACTCTACCACTGAGTAACCCTATTCCTCTAGACATCCTCAGTCTCCAGCAAGCTCAAGCTTAATCTTATTGGTGCATCGATATTTGATCGACACTTAATTGAATCGTTTTCGTTAATAACTAGACGTCCCATAATCGCAGATTGCGACTGGTTACCTCTAACACGAAAATCTCTTATAAGATTTGTTTCACTTCCTGAAGAACTTTCAACGTAACTAAATGTACAATTGACATCTAATTCTGATGTGTTTGCTAATTGTGCATTAATCACAATTGTTGTAAAGCCCGGAGGGGCTGTATAGATTACTTCGTTAACTGTGGTTATTACTGTGTTAACAGATTTAAATGAATTATTTGGCATCTATGCGTCCTTTTATCACTATGATATTTAGTTAATAAAATTAGCAAGGTTTCTATATGTGAACCTTGCTAAATTATTAATAATAACCACCGTCCATATTTTGTTCAGTACCTTCGATTGTTACATTACCCTTAATAATTAAATCATTATTAATTGTAGTTGTACCAAAGCTAGAACCGATATTGATGTCAGTACCTTGTCCACCAAAGTTAATAATTTCAGCAACTGTATCTACTAAGTTAAAAGCAGGATTCTGTGTAGTGATATTATTGACCGATATAGTACCGTCTACACGTAATCTTTCACCTAAGTCAGTAGAGTCAGTTGACCCAATAACTATTTGATCAAGGAATGTTTTTGTACCGCTAAATTCTTGGTCCCCTGTCAAACTAACAAACGCTTCCTCGTCAACGAGTAGAACGTCATCACCATTAATTCTAAGACCTGGACCAATTACAACCCAGTTTCTGGTACCTTGTGTATCCGAAGCAGCAAGGCCTCGGTTAATGTTAATACCTTTGTTATCTGCTTTGGCTGTATCAGGTACACCCCAATCCGGTTCAGCATTTTCCAAGTCAAGATATGTATATCTGTAACTCTCAGCGTTTAACGCTGGAGTCTTTTTGACTCTGTTACTTAATAATCCTATATTATGCATTTAGTGACTCCAATAAGCTTAATGTTAACACTAGTGCATCGTTTGTTGATGCTTGTGCCCGTAACGAGTTATTTTCTTCTACCACAAGTTTACCTGTGATAGGACTTGTAGCATCGTTACCTGGAACTACAAAATTAGCTAGTAGTTCTGTTTGATCGGCAGTGAAAGCATCAAAGTGTAAAAAACTAGTAGCTGCTGCTGTAGTTGTTACATTTGATATTTGTGCCATCAATATGATTGCAGTCTTTCCGTCTGGGGCAGTATATACAATTTCGTTCCCAGTTGTTAAGTCTGCTGTTATTGTCTTAAATACGTTTAATGGTTCGGCCATGATTTATTTCCTCTTACTGTAGTGACAAGATGTATGGTGTTAACACCGCGAATAGTGATCTATCAAAAGTCTGTCCAGTAATCGTACCAGACGCACGTTCAATAGTTAAGCTGTTACCAATTTTGAAGTCACCTTTTTGGTCAGTACTTGTAAAGTAAACTTTACCTTCGTTACTTTCCACTACTTGTTGTGCTTCAACTGGTTGTCCGCCTTTGTATGGAACCGCTGATTGAATATTAGTTCCAGATCCAACCCACTCAAATGTTTGTCCACTTGCTGTAATCAAACTTGTTTGGTGGAATGTTACACTTTCGTTAATTCTCGGTACTGTTGTGATATTAACATCAAATGTAACTTGACTTGAGTAACCGTGCTGTACTAGGTTAACAATAATTGTTAACAAGTCCTTAATACGATCTGCTTCAAACGATGTTGCAGATGCACCAGTTGTAGTTTGGATTACTCTATTTTGTAATGCAGACACAGCAATGTTACGTACAGCATCTGACATTATTTCTAATAGATATTTAAATGTCTGTACTGTAGCATTCTTTGTTGGAACTGGTATCTGATAATTACCTCCGTCAAAATATTGCTCTGCTGCTAGATGTGCTTGTGAGTTACCACTGTAGAATATGTCGTATGCAACTGCATCTACAATGTATCTAATATCTCTTTCACACTTAGATTTAATGTAAGCATAATTTTCTTCAATGAATACTGTTGTTTCATCTTGTACTGTACGCTTTGCATCAGTTAGTGCAGTTGCGGCTGTTACTAGATCAGCTGCTACCCAAGCTGTAGCTGGAGTAGTTTCAGATACAGTTGGAATTACATTTGTTCTATTAATAGTATCATCTAAGAAAGATAGCACATTAGTTATTAGTGCTTTGGATGCAATAGAACCAGCATTGCCAGCGGTTTGATCAACTGTTGTTGGATTAAATGCAATATCTGACTGTTTTTTAATTGCATCAACACCACCTGGTGTACCAATGGCAACTGCTTCTACTAAGCTTTCTAAGTGTCCGTATGCTGCTTGAGTTGCATTTACTTCTCTTAGTGTACTTAATTGATTTACGCCTTCGTCGGAGAAATAACTCTTACCAACTCTAAATATTTCACTGTTACCACCATATGTCATATCGTAATAAACTGCATCTAGAATATAGCCTACATCTCTCTTACATTTTTCCTGCACATAAGCAAAGTTTTCTTCAATAAACGCTGTAACTGCATCTTGCAATTCAACACGTTCACTTTGGAACTGATTGAATATAGCTTGCTGTGTAGTTGACGACCAAGTTCTTGCTCCATAAGCAACTGCTGGAAGTATAGCTTCTGCTGCATCTTTTTTGTCTGCATCTGTACCTGACGCAGCAACATATGCATCTAAGTAAGCTCTAATAGCGTCAACACTATCATGAGCTGCTAGTGCAGGAGATCCGTCACCGCCTGGTACTGTACCAGTTGCTGAAAATCCAGCTATTGCTGTATCGCCATATAAAGTTTGTGAAACTACATCATTGCCGACTTCCTGGAGCAAGTCTGCTAGATATACATATGCTGCAATAGTGTTAGTTACTTCAGATGGAGTTGGACCAAGTAGTAATGCACCTGCATCAGTTGTATATGCTTGTGCTGCTGTGCGTGTTTCAAGATTAGTACCATATACTAAGTCATACAATACTGCGTCAATTATTAGACCCATGTCTTCTCTACACTTAGTATTCCAATCATCAGCTGCTTGATTTAGTCCACCAGCATCTTCAATATAGTCTTCTACTGCATCAATAATCCATGTACGCTGTGCGCTAATGTTAAAGAATACATCTAATTTACCATTAGTATCTTCTGCTTTCTTAATTGCATTTGCGCTTGCACTTACAAATGTATGAGCAACTGCGCCTGCGCCACTGTTATCAAGATTTGGATCAATGTTAATAGTGTATGTATTGGCATCAGTTACTGAGTCAACAATAATTGCTCTGCGGCTTGCATACTCATTTGATCTTGGATGACTAATTTTTTCTAGTATACCACTTGCAGGAGCACTTTCACAAGTAAATGTTAAGCTCTCGTCTGCAATCATTACATAATCGCCTGCACTTAAACCATGCGCTTCTGATGTAATAACCATTAAACCATCAGCTGGAGTATATGTAATAGCAGTCGGAACAATTGCTGCGCCTTCTGTCGGTGCTGGAAGTTTTCTTTCTGGAAGCACTTGACTATCACCATTAGTAATGATATCATTTATTAGACCAATGTTACCTGAAATACTTTCCTTTGCTCTTTCTGCATCTGCACCAGTTTGAATTACTAGAGCTAAAAGTAAATCTCTTAGTCTATCAAAACCTGCTGTTGTAGCTGCTGTTTGAGTTGCTGGAAGAACTCCTACATCTTGTCTTAGATATGCTCTACCTGCTGTAATACTTTGTTGGTTTGAATCAAATACTAAGTCCCATGATACTGCGTCAACTATTAGTCCAGTATCTCTTGCACAAGTAGCTCTATCAAAGCCTAGTAATGTATCATCAGTTTCAATGAATGCAACTACGTCTGCAATTATAAACTCTCTGTTAGCTTCAATATTATCTCTAGCTGCTTTATATGTACTTAGGTAAGTTCCTGCATCATAGCCAGTTGGGCTTGGTGTTACATATCCTGGAACTAAGCTAATAGTATCAATATCTGCACTTACAAATGTGTGTACTGATGTTGCTGCATCTACTCCTGTGGCATCGCCGACGTTAACAGTAATACTAACATCATCTGCTGCTGTGATTTCTAAATCTGCTTGCCATGCCGGAGCTGCACCAGATGCACCGTTATAATCTGGATACGATAACGGAGTAGTTGGATCATACGCACATGTAAATGTTAAACTATTTGGTTTTAGTTTAATTACATCGCCAACACTAAATGGATTTTCTCTAATGTAAAGTTTTAGATCACCACTTGTATCTGTGCCTACTGTTTTATATTCTGCATCATATGGCTGCCAAGTAACATTACCTCTATCAAGAAGTGCAAGAATAACATTCATGTTATCTTGTATAGACTTTTTAATCGGTTCACCAGTAGTTTTTGCTTTTACATAGATTAAGTTACCCATACCTTTGCGGGCGCCGCCAGCATAATATAGTTCTGTTACATACTTGCCTCTAAGATCAAGTTCTACTCTACGTAGTGTTGCTCTAGCAAATCCTCTTTCATACTGTGCTTCATCAACTGATACACCGTCTAAGTAGTAAGCAATACCAGTGTCATAAGTTGTACCACCTGCATTATCACCATCTCTTGTTGTGCTAAACACTATTGGATGACGATTATCGCCAAAGTAAGCGTTAGTTGGTTCATCTTGATTAAAGGTATATAGTGCGCCTGGATCTAGTTCCATTATCGGCTGCTCTACACCATCTAAGTAGAATACACCAGTTGGTTTTTGCTCATATGAGTCAGCACCTACTGTTACGATAAATTCTTTATTTCCGCCTGGTGCTACATAAGAACCATTTGATAGGATTGTATCGCTTACAACTTCTGCTGCTTTAACTTTTAAGAATTCAAATGCTGCTAGTGTTGCTTTCTTTTGATCTGCACTTACAACAGCAGCACCTTCTCTAAAGTAAGATCTACCTGCTGTAATACTACGCATGTTTGAGCCAAACATTAAGTCAAACCCTAGAGCATCAAGAACTAGTCCTACATCTCTTTCACAAGTCTGTCTGTCATATCCGATTAGTGGGAAGTTTTCTTTAATAAACGCCACTGACTCTTCAACAAAGAATTCTTTGTTTGCAAGTAATATGTCTTTAGCATTAACTCTTGTTCCTGTAATTCCAGTTGGAGCAACATATTGAATTTGATCTTCAGCTGCGTTAGTTAAACCATTTTCCATAACTCTAAGAACATCATTAAATCTTGCAATAAGATCTGCATATTCTTGCGTATCACCAAATACTTCAGTTAGTGTTTTAGCATTTTCAATAGCTTCTAACGGAGTAATAGCTCTTATAGTTGGGTTAGGATATGTACCCGGAACAACTGTTGCTGTAAACAATGGATCTGTTAAGATTTTCTCAACTTCTTTCTTCAAGAATTTGATTGATTCAATTGTTTCTGGTAGCTGATCGCCTTTTACAATAAACGCACTTGCTCTGTAATAACTGCTTCCTGCTAGTAGTGACTGGTAGTTACCACCCATTACCATGTCAGCTAAAACAGCATCTAAGATCAATCCAACGTCTCTTGAACACTTAAACTGATCGTAGCTGAATGTTGTATATCTGTCGTCGATAAACTGTAGTGTATCAGCTTGTGCTACTGACTTGTTAAAAGTAATACTTGCAAAGTCATTTTGGAATTCTGACGCTGCCCAAGTAATATCTGGTAGCTCTTGCTCATCTAGCTTGTTAACACTTCTATTTCTAATTGTATCTGTAACTAATTTTAGTAGTGTTTGAGAAACTGCTGCTTCTGCTAGGGTACTTGCTGTATCATATGTTTGTACTAACAAGTTACCTGTAGCTTTTCCTACTTGTATACCTTGTACAATCTCTCCAACAATATTACTTAGATGCTCATATGCAAATATTGTTGCATCTGTTTCTTTAGAATCATCACCTAGTAAGTTTAGACCAAAGCTAAAGTAACTTCTTGCAACTTCACGTATTGCGCTGTTACCGCCATATAGTACATCGTATGATAGTGCGTCTACAATAAATCCTACATCACGCTTACAACGTGTTCTGTCGTATGTGCTTGTTGGGAAGTCTGATAGTAGGTATGCATTTATCAAATCGCCAAAGCTATCGCTTGTTGCATCAGCTTTTGTTACAAGTAATGTAGCAAATGCATTTGCTATAGTTGGCCTTGTTGGTGCAATCGGTAGTACAACTGCGTTAGCTGCTGCACTTACAAATCTGTGTATTCTATCTGCTGAAGTAGCGCCTAGTTTACGTGCATTACCTATATTAACAGTAATAGTTGTGTTAGTTGCTTCTACAACACTTAATACTCTTAATTCTCTATCATAACCAAAGCTATCTTTGTCTGGGTATGTTAATGAAGTAGCATGTGAGTCACTTGCACAAGTAAATGTTAAACTATTACGTGCTAGTCTAATTGTACTTGTATTCGCTACTAGTCCTGTGCTTGTGCCGCTAAGTGTTAGTGATAGTACACCTGATTCTGCATCATATATTGTACCTTCAGTTATGTTAGTTTCTGCTATCATTGAAGCATCGACTGATAGTGGATCACCACCATGCTCAATAACATCTACAATATTTTGAATATCTGCTGCAATAGTTGCATTAGCAGTAGTCCATGGGCTTACTGTATTTGCATTTGCAACTTGACTTACTGCATTGCCTGTTGACGCTGTTAATGCACTGCCTTCGACAATTGCTTGTACCACTGCTGGTAAACGTGTACCATATGCTGCTACTGTTGCTGTAGTTTCAGGTGAATTACTACCTAACTGTCCTGCAACACCAACTCTATAAGCTAGAGCTGCTTGTGTAGTTGCATAATTACCGCCGTACAATGTATCATGTGTTAATGCTTCAACAATGTAACCTGTGTCTCTTTCACACTTAGTTTGGTTAAAGCTTAGATCTGAGTTGATATAAGATATTGTTGAATCTACTGCTGTTCCTGATCCTGCAACAATTGCTGTTGCTGCATCTGTGAACGATACAGTTGTTACATACTGAGCACTCGCTGGTTGTACATCATCTGGTAATGTGCTGTCAATGATTGCATTTGTAGCTGGTCCTACGAACTGATGTGTACTTTCTTCTGATGATACACCAATCTGGACGTCAAAACTATCACCCGATACGTTACTTATTGTTAAGTCTGAGTTAAGTGCTGGATCAGTTGTTCTTGGATAGTAGAATACTTTTCTAAATCCATCACTTTGACATTTAAATCCAATGCTACGTTCTGCTAGTCTAATTGTATCACCATTTGAGAACGGATTACCAGTTACAGTAAGTGTTAGTACACCTGTAGTTGGAACATATGTTGCTGCTGTTGGTGTGTAGAAGTTAGCTAATTTGTTTGCATTAATAGGTGCAACTATGCAAGTTTCAATTAATCCAGATGTACCGTCTGCTAGGTAAGTTGCTATTGTTGCTGCATTAGGTACTGAATTATCACTCCACGCTTGGGTTGGGTTAGCTACTAATCTTACGGTAGTAAATCCAGCATCAGCTACACCTGCGCCGACTAACTGCTCAATAACACTTGCTAGATGTCGGTATGCTGCTATAGTTGCAGTTCGTTGACCAATACCTAACTGTTCAGTATCGTTACCTACAAAGTATGCTTCGCCATTTAGTTTAGAACCAATGTTACCACCATATACTGCATCATGTGCTAGTCCTTCAACAATGTATTTTACATCTCTTGAACATTTAGCTTGATCCATAGATAGGTATATAGCATTTGCATTTTGGTTAATGTGTTCTAGTACTTCTTCTGCTAACGCATCTCTGTTATATGTTAAACGTGCTGCTGCATCTGCGCCGCCAGCAATTGGAGTAGCCGGAGTTGGAATACTTAATGTTGGAACACCTGCTGCGCCTCCTGGAAGCAATGTGCTTGTAGCTCCACTGTTAATTGCTGCGATAATAATTGCAAATAGTGAATCAATTCTTGTGTCTGCTGTTGCGTCAACACTTGATAGTGCTTTTACAGTATCTCTTAAGAATTCAATAGCTGCTATTGTTGCTGATTTTTGAGCACTGATTACATAATCACTATTTGCTCTTGTGTATGCAATACCTGCATATAGTGAGTTATAGTTTGAACCTGTACGCAAGTCTAATGCAACTGCATCTAATATATTGTTTGAATCTCTACGACATTTTGTTTCATCGTAATTACCAACTAGTGTAAAGTTAGGATCATTTACAACATATGCTGACATTTCTGCTGCAATAAACGCTTTGTTAGCAAGTATTGCTTTTGCTGCATAAGCTGAATCATTTGCTGCATCTATACCTGCAAATGTTAGCGCTGGAACTGCATTTGGAAGAGCACCAGTTTTAATTGCTTTTTCATCTGCTGTAATAAATGTGTGCGCTGATGTTTCTGATGATACTCCAACGTTTACACTTATTGTTAGTTTACCAGTGTCGATAATTTTTAGTGTATAATTAAATGCTGGATCACTTGTTCTTGGATATGCTTGTACAACGTTGTTTCCGTCACTTGCACAAGTAAATTTCAAGCTGCCTGGCTCTAGTGTAATTGTATCACCTTGTATAAATGTATGCTCACCAATTGTAAGATCCATAACACCTGTTGTTGGATCATACACAGCGTTTGTTGGTGTTATGCCAACTAATCCTGCATCAAATATTGTTTTTACTGTATCGATACTTGTATTAACTGCTGTTACTGCTGCTGCATAACCTGTACCTGTTCCAATAGTTGTAGCTGCTAGTGTTTTTAGTTTATCAAGTGCAGCTAGTGTAATTGCTTTTTGGAATGCGTTTGAAACTTTCTTAGCATTTCCTCTTAGATATGAAAGACCGTTAGTTACACTGTTATAGTTAGTTGAATACTCTAAGTCAACTGCTGCGCCTAGTACAACTAGTTTAACATCTCTTGCACACTTGTCAATATCATATGTAAAGTTTGCAAATTGATCATTTACATAATCTACAACTTTCTGTGCTTCTACTGAAGCAATTTCTGATATTTCATTAAAGTCTTTAATCAAGTTAGCATCAGCACCTGTTAAGCTTGGCTTAACTAGCGTTGGTGTTGGTGTACCTTGTATTCTAGCAATAACAATATCAAGTGATGCTTGAATAGCTGCAACTTCAGTAGCTGTTGCTGCATCACTATCAATAATTTGACGCATACTGTTGCCAACTGTTGGTACATATACCGGATTGTTATCTTCACTAGTTGCAAGTACAACTGGTTCAATAACAGTTTTTAAATGGTTATAAGCATCAATTGTTGCTTGTATTTCATCATCACCTAACTGATTAGCTGTTCCTACAAAGTAGCTGTTAGCTGCTTGTACAGTTGCCGAGTTACCACCGTATAGTAAGTCAAACGCTGCTGCATCAAGTAGGAACTTAACGTCTCTCTTACACTTAGCTTCAACATACTCTAGTGTTGGATTGTTTAAGTTGATAAATGCTAATACTTCACTTGCTAAGAATTCTTTGTTAAGTTTTAGCTGCTCTTTAGCATCAATTTCATCTTGTGTTGCATTCTTAGGCGCATTCATTTCAATGTTTTCATATGCATTAAGTAGTGTACTATCAAAGTTTGTGCTGTCAAATACATCTAAATCAGTTGTATCTGATTGTACAATCTCTACAATATCATCAATTAAACGTGTCATTCTTGCACGACCGATAACACTTAGATCTTTGTTTTCGTCTAGCAATTTGCGTAGATGATCCATAGCTGCTACAGTTTGTATTAGCTGATCTGTAATTACTAATTGTGCATTTACACGCTTATATGCAAGTGCTACTGTAATTGTATTATAGTTTGTGTTTAGAGCTGCGTCTAGTGCAATTGCATCTAGTATAATTCTTGTGTCTCTTTCACACTTGAACTCATCATATTCAAAGTTTGTAAAGTTATCTTCGATCCACTCAATAATCTCTTCAGATATAAAGTCTCTGTTAGCACGTAACAAGTTATGTGAGTTTTGCTTGTCAGTATCAACACCTGTTGGTGATGGATATGTAATTGCGTCTGCTGATGTTCTAGTGCTTGTTTCACCATTTGTAAAGATATCAATGATTTCGTCAAATGCTGCTGTTGCTCTTGCAATACCTGTTGCTGACAATCCTGAGATTGCTAATGTTTCTGTTTTTAAGAATTCAATAGCTGCTATTGTTTGCGGCTTCTGCTCATCTTTAACAGTACCAATTGACAAGCTACCTCTTTGATATGATAGACCTGCAATAATTGCATTATAGTTAGTACCTAGCGCAACATCCATTGCAACTGCATCTAAAATAAGTCCTACATCTCTTGAACAAACTTCTCTATCAAAACGGAATTCTCTGAATGTTGTATCGATAAATTTAATTGTTTTAACCTGTAGGTTTTCTTTTTCAGCAAGTATTTTATCTCTAATTTTGTTTGCTGTTTCTGTTTGTAGATCAAAGTCTGGATCAATTACATCAATAAAGTCATTGATGAAATAATCTCTACGTATTTGACTTTCAAGTACATCAAAGTTTTTCTGAATTCTTAGAATTTCAGTAATTGTAGCCGCCGGAGTAGTTGTATCTTGTAGCACCAATGTTGGTGATGTCGAAAGCTGTTCCGCAACAACTCTGTTTGAACGTAGTACATCACCTATACGCTTTCTAAGAAGTTCCATTGCATCACCTGTTGCTCTACGCTGGATTGCTGGAATAAGTAGTTTACCTTGTGTATAATATTGTTTTGCTGCTTCATAACTTGCACTATTACCATTGTATAGTCCATCAAATAATGTAGCATCAACAATGTATCCCATATCTCTGCGGCATACTTTTTTATCATAGGCAAAGTTTGCTTCAATAAATTTTGTAATTTCTGCTTGTACATCATCCTTTTCACCTTGCATAATCAAGAAGTCTGAATAAAGATCAGTGCCGTCTAATGCTAACGGATATGTTTCATTTGCATTATAGCCATCAACCCAACTTGGATCTGCAGCTAATGTAACTGGAACAGAACTATCGTTTTCAATTATTGTAATAATATCATCAACAAGTGATTTTGCTCTAACACCGCTTGGGCTGTTAGTTGTTGTCAACGCACCTGCTGCAACAATTGTTTGCTGTGGATTAACTGGAGCAACACCATTACCTAGTGTCAACACTAGATCTGCTAGGAAGTTATAAGACTCTACAGTAGCAATTACTTCTGCTGCATTAACTCTTACAGTACCGCCTAAGTTAGCATATGCTGTAAATCCAGTAGTACCGTCTAGTGGAGTTGTTAGGGCTGCATCATCATATACTTCAAATACTGTGTCGCTTACTTTCTTAACAAAGAAAGTTTTACCTGTTAGCTCAACAACACCACTAATGTCTAGTAGTGTTACTTGTGCGCCGTCAACTAAGCCGTGTTTAATAGCTGTTGTAATCGTAATTGGATTAATTAACTGAATACCGCCAGCGTTAACAATATCTATGTTTACTGAACGTGAACCTAATAAATCAACTGGACCATCTGCTGACGAAACAACGTCTGAGAAATATGATTTACCAGCTATTAAGGTTTCCATATTGCCGCCATATGTTAAGTCATATTTTAGTGCATCTAGTATAAGTCCTACATCTCTTTCACATTTGTCGCCTGCATTATAATCTCGAACAATATTACCGTTAGCGTCAGTTGACAACAATGCTGGGAAGTTACTATCAATAAACGCTTTTGTTTCTGCAACAATAAAATCTCTAGAATTTTCAATGTTTGAAAGTGTTTCTGGAACACCAGTTGCATTAAAGTTTGTTGTATAGTTTGATGTGTCGTTAGATGTAATATCTGCTGTAGGAATACTTACTGCTGGAATTACTGATTCGCCATCTTGTACAATGTCTATAATAAGATCCATACGATCTACTATACGTGCTTTTGTGTCATTATCAAATGTAATTTGAACAAGTAAATCTCTTAGTTTTCTAAATGATTCTAATGTTGCAAGTTTTTGCTCAGTTGGTAGAACTGTTAATTCGTCACCTGGGTTTACTACTGTAGCAGTCGGATCCATTGTTAATAGTGTACCAGTAATACCTGTTGTAGTAGTTGTTTCATCTACAAGTACATCGCCTGCTATAACTTGTATAACACCTCTTAGATATGATTTACCAGCTGTAATTGAACGGAAGTTTGAATCAAACATTGCATCGTATGACACAGCGTCAATTATAAGACCGATATCTCTTTCACATGTTCCTCTGTCATATCCTAGTAATGGATAGTTTTGATCGATATGAGCAACTGCTTCTTCGATCAAATATGCTTTGTTTTTCTTGATGTTTGTAAACGCTCTGTTTATTTCTGGTAGAACATTTGTTGGCATTGGATAGTTAATAAACGAATTACCATATGTTATACCATTTGCTGTAGCACTAATAAATGTATGCTCAACATTACCAACGCCAGTATTTACACCAACATCTACTGTAATTGTAGTATCTGTAACTGCAACAATTGAAACTGGAGTTTCAAATGCTGGATCTGATCCTGGAGATACTGCATCTGGATCTGCACTTTGGCCTGCTACTTCTCTTGGATGTGTAATAGTTTGGAACTCATTATCATCGCTTGAATAACACTGGAATGTTAAACTATTAGGAGCAATTACAACTGTATCTGTTGCTGTAAAACTATGCTGACCAATTGTTAATGTCATAACTCTATTTGCAGGAGTAGCAGTACTACCATAGTTGCCGACAGCTGTTGGATTGTATTCTGCGTCTACTACTGTAAATGTTTTAAATGCATACTCTGACTTGTTAATTAAATCAGTAATTAGATTAAAGTTTGATTGTACTCTATTGTATGCTGTAACTTTTGAAGCGTTAGACGAAAAGTCATTAATAAATCCTAGTGCTTCGTCTCTTGCGTGATTTAATGCTGCTATTGTTTCTACTTTTTGATCTGCAATAACAAGTGCTGCTGAATCCATTGAATATGTTCTACCAGAAACTACTGATTTATAGTTTGTTCCTAAGACCATATCATCTACAACAGCATCAATAATGATACCTGTATCTCTGTAGCACTTGGACTCATTAAAATCTAGTAGTACAAATGCATCTTGTAGATAGAATATTGTATCGTTAATCGCTTCGTCGTCAACTGCTTCAATTTCAGTACGTGTTGTTACTTCGGCAGGATCATTTACGCCATCAAGTATAACTGGATCTAAAGTAGCTAATGCTACACCGTCTGCGTCAATATGATCAGTAACAACTGCAATTAATTGGTTGAGTGATTTTGATTCGCCTGTGCCTGAACCAAGTCCAGCATTGTGACCAGCGGCTGTCACCTGCGCGGCAAGATCTGTAGCTAACTGTACATATAGTGCAAGTGTTGCAAGCTTTTGTCCGCCACCTAGTTGCGCTATTTCAGTATCGTCATCACCTGCAATTGCACCTACAAAGTATGATTTTGCTACACGTATAGTTGCACTGTTACCACCGTACATTGTATCAAATGCTACTGCTTGTGCTAGATAAGCTATATCTCTTTGACACTTAGTATATGTTCCATCTCTTTGCATATCTTGATATACTGATATTAGCTCATTTGATGAAACAGTACCACTACCGGCTAATCCAGAAAACTCTGCAGCTTGAGTACTAAAATCAAAAGCTGTTGCTGCATTACCATTTTGTAAGAAAGTTGTAGCATTACTCTGTAAAGTAGGTATACTGTCTATTATTGCTTTAGCTGCGGCTGCTCTATCAGTCTGACCAGAATAATCAGTACTTACTGGGAAGTTAGTTGCAAACGTGCCTCCAGTTAAGTCAACTGTCGGAGTTCCAGTATTTAATATGTTAATTACTTCGTTTACAGCACTAATAAATTCAGTTCTGTCTGTAGCATCTGTAAAATTACCGTCTGCTGTAACTAAATCTCTAGCATATTGAATACCTGCTGCGGTTTGTGTTTTTTGTAAGTTAAGTAGATAAGCACTACTTTCCATTGTGTATGTCAAACCAACTACGGTTTGGTTATACAACGAATTTGTAACAGCATCAGTTTTAGCTGCATTGATTATTTCTTGTAAATCTCTTGCACACTTTTCTTGGTTGAAAGAGAAATTATATTCTTGGTTAACAAATGCAATTACATCATCTACAATTTGTGCAGACGCATTTGTGATTGCAGTTTGTGATGTTGTAAACTCTGCTGCTACACCTAATGTTGTAACATTTGGAGTTACTACTGCTGGAATAGTTGCAGTTGGCGTGCTCGCTGGCGCTGGGGTTGCATCGTCAATTAATACTCCTGCAAATGTATCAACAAGTGTTTCAATTGCACTTGAACGAGATGCAGCAGTTACTGACGGGTCAACTGGACTACCAGCACCTAATTTAGTACCAGGATCAACTGACGGATCAGTTAAAATTGCTGCAACCATATCTGCTAAGTGAGCATATGAATCAGCAGTAAGATCTCTTTGATCTGCTGGAAGTTGATCAATTGCTGTACCAACAATGTAGGAATTCATAGCTGATACTGTTGCGCTATTGCCGCCATACTGTGCGTCATATGAAAGAGCATCTACAATGTATTGTACATCTCTTTGACATTTTGCTTGGTCGTAAACTACTGTAGTTGCGCCGGTTGGATCAGCTGCAATTGCTGCTGCATTATACGCATCATTAAATGCAATTACTTCAGCTTGTAAGAATGCAATATTTGCTTGTAAAATTGTTCTAGCATTTATACCGTCTGTTACACCTAGTGCTGAACTAAATGTAAGTGCGTCAGCTACGCCATCTCCTGGAACTGTAGTGCTTATTACACCACCGTCAAGAATTCCTTTTACATCGTCAAATCCTGCATTGGCTCTAGTTAATGAAGTACCGCTTAGTAAAGCTGCTGTTTCAGCTTTTAAGAAATCAATAGCGCCTTTTGTTGCTTCAAACTGTGCATTAATAACAAATTTAGCATTTGCTCTTTGATAAGAAATACCATTATAAACACTGTTAAAGTTTGTATCTAGTGCAACATCAAAACCTACACCATCAAGTATAAGTTGACTATCTCTAGCACATTTGGCTTCGTCAAACTCGCCGCCTGTTTGATAGTTATCTTTTACAAAGTCAACTGTTGATCTTTGAATTACTTCTCTATTAGCTAAAATTCTTTCTCTAGCAAATACTAAATCACTATCTTCTTGGCCTAATGACGGACCAGTTACAACACCTTGTCCGACTTTAATCGGAGTAGCTTCTGAAATTGTATAAACTTCACCAGTACCACTAAACACAGATGCGTTTTGGATAAATGGAACCGTTACTAGGTCATTCATAAACATCGAGTTTCTACTGATGTTAGCACCAGCTGTTGCACCAAATAGTGCTTCACTATAACCGTCGGAAATAAGTCCGTAGTTACCAAATGATGTGTTTGAGTTAGTTAGTGAACAAAAGCCTCCGCTTTCACACATAATTGAAATATCACATGAGATTGTAAAGATCGAAACAAGCTGCGTGTTACCTCTATTAAGATGATGCACACCGATACCACCCTGGTTGTACTGTGTATAGGCGTCAACAACCATTGAGCGTAGACCAGTAACAACTGATCCGTCAACTCGCATACCTGTACCAGTTGTAGTATATGATGTACAGTTCTGTACATACGGTGAACACATAATTGATCCTGCGCTTCCATCTGGGGGGAACGAAACTGCTGCACTAGGTGCAATGTAGTTATTAAAGCGCATATCTTTAAGGAAACAACCGTTGTTAACCCAAAATATATCCTCTGCTGGATTTTTTGGTTGTACAAATGTAGTTCTAAGTGAGTCACCAACAATAGCAACAAATGCTGGAAGTTTAACTGGATTGTCAACTGTGTGCTGTCCAGCCTTTACGTATAATGTTGATCCCTCTGGAATATTTTTTAAAGCATGGTCAATAGTCGCAAATGCGTCTCCTATTGTTTTACCATCGTTGGTGTTAGATCCGTCTTGTGTTACGTAAAACACATTACTTGCGGCGTCTCTTGCGCCAAATTCTTTTATAGCAAAGTTACCACTTTGGTCTCTTTTCATAAACATTTTGCCGTCATGTGTGTTGACAGCTACTTCGCCTAGTTCTAGTTGTTCAATGGATGGGACTTTACCCGGCTCAGCACTTCTCTTGAGTCTTATTGTTGACATATAATCGTTCCCCTATGCAGACTGTGTATTATGTATGTAGTTTATAAACACAATTCTATTTATCAAATGCGACATTTTTTGGTTAGTTTTATGCTAATTTAACTACCAATTATGTGTATATATAATTTTTTGGGGATTTCGATCTGTAATAGTGGATAATAACGGTTTTTAGAAACTTCCTCCGTCAATATCGCCTTCGATTCTTCTTGCTGTAAACAAGTTAGTTACAGATGCATCGCCGTTAACGACTAGATTTTCTTCAAAATCTGTGCCCTCGTTGCCAATAACAACCTTGCCTTCGTCAATTTCAAAATCAACTCCGGGTATTCTTACTTTGCTTATTAGCTCGTTACCTATTGTAACTTCGTTGTTAGCATCTTTTGAAGAAGGATTTGTATAGTTACCAATTATTATATTGTTGCTACCTACTGTTAAACTGTTTCCAGTATTGTGTCCAATGATTACATTAAACCAACCTTCAGTAAGTCCACTACCGGTATTATTACCAATAGCAATATTTAACTCACCGTCTAGTGCAGAGTTTACAAGTGATCCTTCACCAAGTGCTAAATTTTCGTTATTGTTAATTGCATCACGTAGTTGTTCAATGCCAAACAAAATATCTCTATCTACACTTTCGTCATAAACGGATAAACTGTAAAGCATAACATGTTTTGCTTCTAATCTACGAGAGAAGTAGGCATCGTCTCCTACATATAATTTCTTTGCGATGCCTACTCCTCCATCTACTACAACCGATCCAGAAGTTGCGCCAGTAGAATCTGTAGTATTGTTGAAGTTTGCAATTCCTTCAACATTAAAATTTTCTTCAACATTTAAATTACTTTGTTGAACTTGTACTGCACCCTCGGGTCCATTAGCAATTAAGTTAATGTCACCATTTAGGTTAAGTGCAGATATTTCGTTATTCTCTATTTCAATATTACCAAGGACAGCTCTGTCACCTTTGACTCCGAACTCTCCTACATAGTTTGCTCCAGCTATGTAAATTACTTTACTACCAGTAAGTTGACTAGGTAAATTATCTCCGATGAAATTTAAGATTCCTGATTTATAATCAAAGAACCATTCGTCATTATTACCACTACCAGCAGCAAATATTTGTGTACCAGTAGTTTGTGGATTTGCTGCTCCTGGGTTATCTATATAAACTTTAATTTGATATGTAGATCCAAACTCTGGAGGTATCCAATTTATTATCGGCGTGCTATCAGTTTCAATTGTTCTCCAAGTACGTCTCGGTGATGCAGTAATATCTTCTTCACATTCAACTGTATCATCAACATTAGCACCTGCATCACTATAAACATCAACAAGATTTTCAATATTAACAACTGGAATACTACTTGGGATAATATCTGAGTCAACCCAAATAGTATCACCTCTAAGTAATAACGGACTAGGTATACTTTCGTTGACCGCTGCCTTAATACCATTTACGTCAGTCTTTGAAAAACCATAACCGATTTTTTTCCAAAGAAAGTCTAACTTCTGTTCGTCTGCAATTGCCATCTTATGTCTGCCCTATGTTTAACGATGTAACGCTTTGCCCTGACGATAATGCTATTCTTACAAGAACAACATTGTCTTGAGCGTTACTCATATTTTCGCTACCTAGTGTCATATCATATCCGCCTGATAATGATTGATTTGGTATTATTCTATCAGCACCTGTGATTGCACAACCGTCTGATCCGTTACCAGTACCGCCTGCATTTCCATCTATAGCACCTGGAACACCTGCACCAGCATATTGTGTAGAACAATCTAACCAGCCGTTTAAACTACTACCGTTGTCGATTGCTGTACCTGGTGCTGCTATCCATACGCCAGCAACACCACTAGGTGCTGTAATATTAATTGCAAAGTTAGCAACAACTCGTCTACGGAATGCCATTGTAAAGTATTGTGTATTTGCTCTTGTTGCAGTATTAAGATCAGGACCTAATGGAAGATAATTTGTATAGTCTTCTACATTGTGTTCGATTTCGCCTAGTCTAATAATTGCTTCTCTAATATTTGCAATTCCGCCTGCTGCTGATATTCCTGAATCGGTACCTTCTGTATAAACGTCATTTGTATAAAAATTTGTTGAACTAGTGTATACCGGGTTGTCTACAGGGTCAGTATCAAAATCATGTATTCTAATTGCATCATCTGTGTAAACGCCATTTCCTAAACCACTTGCAACATCAATTGCAATTTCACTAATACCATATTGTCCTGATGTATGTAATGCAATTGGTATACTAGTTTCTTGTCTGTACGACGAGTAACCATTTAAATTTCGAATTCTATAACGCACTGAATCAATAGTCCTTCTACTGCTTGTAACAATAGGAAGTGTAAGATCGTCTAATACATAACCTGTTGTTTTGCCACTATCAGCAAAAGGATTGCCGCTGCCATCTAATAAAGACACTGTGCCCTCAATTGTTGAATAGTTGTAATATGTTTGTGTAATAGCCTGCCCAGTTTGGCTTTCGGGGCTAGTTGATGTATCTGAATTTGCTTGAACAATTTGAGAACTATTCAAGTATGCTTGGCCTATCCAGTTTTGTACTGTTATGCCTGTTAATGTTAACGTTGGATTTCCTGAGTTATAATAAGGTATACCAGAAATATATCTATATGTTCCTGCGTTGTTTTCGATAACTGTTCCTGCTGTAATAACCGGAACTGAGTTTACATCGTCCTTTACAAATTCAACTAAATTTGTATCACCATTTACATCGTGACGTAATTGGTATGTGCATAAACCAAACGGAACTGCACTTGCTGTTTCTTCTACGTGAGCTCTATAACCAAAGAAAGCATTAGGATAAAAAATACTATTAGAAAAAGATGTTGATCCGCCGTTTGCATTTAACAGATTATAATCACTCTGTGCATCTATTTTTAAAGCAAAGTTACTACCGCTGTTAGTGCTTGCTGAATTACTAAAAGTTCTTGTGCCAGCAGTAACTCCATTTACTTCAGCAGTTAATACCGGAGCAGGAATTAAACCGTCATAGTAGTCTGATTCTTGTCCAGTCTCAGCATAAGAGTAATTAGTAAATGTAGTTGTTTTAATTGTACCTGATGTTGATACAGTTCTCGGAAGCGATGTGCCTGCAACAGAACTAGTTGCTAAATTTACATCATTGTTAGTAAAATTTGCACAAAGGTTAGCATTACCAGTGCCGCCACTAAATGAAATAGTTTTAGTACTTAGGCCATCAGGATCAACAGGATCATTTTCATATACTTTCAAAGTTTTAGATGTACTTAAAGGAAGAATATTTGGATCACATGATTGATGATCTGTCATAGTTAATGTTACAGTACTATTACCAGTTCCTGTTTGTGTTCCGTCTAGCCATGTATGTGCAAGTCTAGGACCTCCTGATCCACCATCTTCAGTATCGTCTGGTGTAATTGTTTCAGTAATTCCGTCACCCCAGTTTACAGTATATGTAACTGTGTTATCTAAACCGTAATCAGGACCTGTGTTAGTTGTTATGTTTTCTAATGCTAAAGAATTACCTTCTATAACATATAGATTATTTCCTGAAAGTATACTTCCGCCGCTTGTACTTCTGTATAAATTATATCCCATTACTGGATCTTGTGTGTAAACTAGAATTAAATTTTCTTGTAGTAAATCACTATCGGTGCCTGCACTGCCAGGAACTTGAGCATTTGTATTTCTTACTGTAACTTTTACAGTAAACAAGCCCCCTAGCGGAGCATCATAAACAAAAGATACAGTAGACGGATTAGTTCCTACATATACACTATCATGTGCGCCTGATGGAACATTATACGTTCCGCCAGCACCTTCGATAAGAGATTTAATATATTCAAATCTATTGTTTACATCCCAGTCAACTTCTACTCTATTATATTCACCGTCTACATTTAAATTAAGTGTAAATGTTTGGCCACTACCTGCTGCTGCCGGTGCCGGTGTAGCAGCATCAATATCTCTAATAAATGTATTGTTTCTAATATTATTCATAGACTCGTTTAATAAGTCAATTGCTTCTGCAATAAAAGTTTTGTCGTCAATAATATCTTCTTTAGGTACACCATTTTGTTCTGTATTAGCACTTAGAAAAAATGCTCCGTCGTTATAAACACTATCCTCCGGAAAGCCCATTGGAATGTTATCACCTCGGTTAGTAGCAAGATTTTCTTCAAAATATCTAATCATGCCGCCTTCTGTAATTAAGTTTACATCTTTAGCTGCTGATGCAGAATATGTAGAATGATCGTTATTAACATCTCTTACTTCATATCCATTTAAGTCAAAATGTCTAAGATACATTGTATCCCAATATTTTGTTTCAGAACCTAAATCAAAACCTATCACAGCAGTTGAGTCGGGAGAAGATGATATTGCATTTATATTTGGGAGAACATCGCTGTTTACATCTGCATTAAAAGTAATATTGTCTGTATTTTGATCACCTAAAACTAAATCACCATCAGCAGTAATTGAACCAGTAGCGTGAATGTTACCGTCTACTTCTAAGTTAGTAAAAATATTTACAAAGTCAGTAGCAGGAGTTGGAGTATAAACATTTATATGTCCACTAGTAGATTTAATTTCATTACCGTCTATTTGAATGTTATCAATATCCATTAGTACACCTTGGATACTATTTGTTGAAATTACATCCGGTACTGTAACCTGTGTAGCTATGTTGACATCTTTACCTATGTCAACAATACTTCCGTCAGTAGGATTAATAAACAAGTTTCCGCTTGTAGTAGTAATACTATTATCGTCAATTCTTATATTGTTTACATCAAGTCTGTCAAGGAACATATCAAATCCGTCTGCTTGTGTAAAATCGCCTATAAGTTCTGTTCTGCCAACTAAATCAATAAACGTAGTTTCAACACCTAATCTATCTCTAGAGGTAATTTGTATATCTCCGTCATTAGGTCTATTGCTAATTCTTTCTACTCTTAAATCAGGAACATCAACTTCAACTTCAGCTTTAATTGAATCTCTAAACACAGCAGGCTCTGAGGTTATAGTTGTACCTAAAAAGTTAATTGAATGTACAGTACTATCATCTCCTTGTGTACTAATATTAATGTCGCCGTCAGTAGCAGTAATATTTGTATCAATTGCTGATGTTAAATTTAAATTAGCAACTGACGTACTATCACCTGCACCAGCTGAAATGTCGATATCATTAGTAACACTAGAAATAGTATTATCGTCAATTAAAAGTTTATCATCAATATTAATAAACGCATCAGTGCCAAGAATGTTTAGTCCTTTAATAATAGTTGTTTTACTTAAAAGTCTAATTTGTGTGTCTTCATTAGGATTTCCAAAAGGATCAGTACCTATCGGTCCTGCTTGTAATCTTAAATCAGTATCATTAGAAAGTATCTGTATAGTGTTTTGATTGAGTAACATATTTTCGTCAATCTCAACTCTACCTGTATCTACTTGCGGAGTACTTACTATGCCGTCAACATTTAGATTGATATCAATTTGTGTACTTCCCGTTACAGATAAATCTCCGTCAATGTTTACATCGTTGTTTAAATCTATACTTTCGCCACTACCAGCAGTAACAACAATGCCGCCTGCACTAGCTGTAATAGTTGTATTACCAGCGCCGTCTTCAGTTATACTAACTTGGCCGATATCAATATTAGGTGCAGTAATAGTTCCATTAGTAGAAGTTATATTGTTATCTACTGTTAAGTTTGCTGATGTAGTTACATCACTATTAAGTTGTATTTCGTCTGTTGAAGTTGCAGGAGTAAGAACTAAATTTCCACTAGTAGTACTGATAGTTGTAGTATCCATAAAGATATCAGCTACTTGTAAGCTAGTTTGAAATATTGCAGTTGTACTTCTTAGTTCTCCGGTAATATCAAAATCAGCATTTGGCGAACTGTTGTTAATTCCAACTCTGCTGTCGTCTACTGATAGATATAATAATGCGGGGTCTCCGTTCTCGTTGTTAAAAAATACATCAACTCCATCTCGTGATAACTCACTCTTCAAGACCTGACCTGAAATACGCCCTACAGCCATTACTCTTCCCCCGGGGATCCTGTCCCACCAACCACTTTCTCATCCGCTTGGTTACGGTTCTTTGCGGGTTGACCACAGTTTGTCCTGAAGATTAGCCCTCATAGCTACGCCTCATTAATATTATTTATCGTAGAATAGAAAAAAGATAAGTTATTTGTTAAAGTTATGTAGTACAGTTACATCTTTGCCGATTGGAACAGCTGATGAAAATACAATATACCAGCCGGCTGCATACGGGCCATTCGGTCCTGTTAATGTCCCATCACTTTGCGTAAGTGTATAATTTGTTGTTGCTAACTGAAATACATTTTCAATTAGAACTAACATTGCTTGCGCACTATCAGGTGCAGTAAAATCTGCATCTTGGTTGTCAAGTGGACCGAAGGTTGTTTCAGTACCATCGTGTCCACTGAATGTTTGTTGAACAATTGCTCTTGGTTCTTTAAAACGAACTTTTCTCCAAGCACTATCTTGATATGATTCAAATTCTTCAGAAGTTGTATTATATCTCATATGACCATTATTAGGAGTCACAGGTCTTTCTGCTTCTGTACCTTTTGGTATAAGCATTACTCTTTTTGTGTCCATTACAACTTGTTCGTTAACATCGAACACAACTGCATTTCCTAATGGTGTTTTATTACTTGTAGATTGTCGTTTTAAATATTTCATTATAGTTCCAAGAAGCTTGTTGTTGCTGAAAGATAATTAGCAGATGAATCTCCGCCCTCTGGATAATCACCATTGATAACAATTTTATCAAATTGCTCCATAATTATTTTTTCTGTATCAAAAGTAAATGTTTCACCTGCTGGTAACGGTAAACTTTTAATTACTGTGTTTAGATCACTAATTGGGTCTCCAGTTTTTACAAAATGCATTGTAAATGCTGCTGCATTTGCATCTGGATCTGCTGGATCTGGTTCGGATGTATTACAAATCATAATTACAGTAACAGCAAATCTAATACCTGCTGGAACTTCAAGTAATTCTGTATCTTCTACTCCGATTTGAACGCTTTTAATTGCCATTGTCTTTTACCTTTTTAAAATATAATTCCGTATAGAATAGATTTACTTCTACTCACTAACTCGTCTCTTGTTTGTTCTTTGTTAACAAAGTATATACCTGTACCACCAATTGACTGATCACTTGCGTAAATCTTTACGCCATCAGTTGGTGTTGCTGGAACAAGTAATGGATTTGGAAGTTCTTTAATTGCAAGATTGTTATCAATTAATACACTTTGGTTACTTGTGTGTTTAAGAACTAAGTCAATACCTGATGATACAGTAGTAATCTGATTATCTTGAATTTTTACGCCATCAATCTCTGCTCTATCATCGTAAAAGTATGCTAAAGATACATTATCAATCTTAAATTCAACAAAACTTTCAAGGTTACCAATAGCAACGTCCTTTGATAGTGCTTCAACGTATGTAATACCACTTCCGATAAACTCATCACCTGACGCAATACGTCTAATACCAACGAAACCTAAAACAGCATCATCAACATATTTTTTATTTGGTATGTGATCGTCTTGTGTAACGTTACTTTCATAGTTAACAGTGCCTTCAACACTTAGTACTCCTGATCCTTGGCTGATTAAAAATAAATTTCCGCCTCCAGTAACAATACTGTTTGTTTTTAAACCTATTAAGTTTCCAATATCGTCACGTAATATAAACGCACCACTTCGAGGTGTTACATCAATATCAGGATTTTCATCATCGCCCGGATCTAACCAAGTTACATTTTCATCAAATAAAATGTAAGCATCACTAAAACCGCCGCGGTCAATACTTATACCACTTGAGTTTGGAGCACCAGCAGTAGCACTACCTGTAACTCCGGATCCTGTTTCACCTTGATTAACTACAATAACATTGTCTCTAACAGTTAAATTTTCAGATTGAACAGTAACCGTATTACCTTCGACTACTAAGTCTCCACTAATTCGTACTGTACCAGTTTCAAGCCCTGTGTTAAGAGAAATCTCTCGTCCAGGTTCAACTGATATTTTATAATCTCCGTCTATTACTTTTAAAAACTTTGACATAAATTACCCTCTTTCTGTCAATAAAAGAATATTAGACGTTGAATCGTGATCTATAGTAAAATGATATCTTGTATTTTTAAAATCAAACATAATATCCTTTATTACCTTTGAGATTAAAACAAAATTAACATTATTTGTCACTAACCCTTTTATTGTCATTTCATCTTCTTCTAAATCTTCACTGTTTCTTTTATTAACAAGTGTGCATATTCCTTCATTTCCAAGATCATCTTGAACTTTGAATTTTGTATCTGATATTTGTGCTAAGATAACACCAAACGGAGAAACCTTAGCACAACCAATCTTGACTGTTACTATTAAATCTTTTAGATAGTTTACTACTGTTCCAAAAACATTAACAGGTCTAGTCATTACTCAATCCTTATGCGTCTTCAGTGAAATCATCATCATCTAAGTTAGCAATGTCATCTGCACCAGCTTCTTCAACTTGTGCTGCGCCGTCTGCTAGTGATGTTGCAAAGTTCCATGCTACGCTTGCGCCGTCATATGCGTTTGACCCTGTTGCACTTGGTGCTGACAATGTAGCTTTACGTCCAGCAATTTTACTTACTGTGTATGTTTCTTCATCATCCATTTTAAATGATATTGACATTTCGCCTGCTACTAGTGCTGCTGGTAGTTTACCAGTTGTTAGTACACAAGTATGAACAGTATCAGATGTTCCTGTTTCTGAACATACAAATCTTTTAGATCCTTTTTGTTTTACAATAAAGCCTTCTTTTACTCCAGCTCCGTCGTGAAAGTTTACTTTAATTTCATCGCCGGCACCTGGGCCTGTAGTAGCATCTGCAAATAGTCGTTTGTTTAATGGTCTTCCCATTGTTTTCTCCTTGACGTTCTAGGTCTACGCGGTGGGTCCGCATAAGTCTTCTTACGAAGCACTTTTAGACTAAGTATTTATCTCGTTTGTTAGGAATACAATTTATAAAATCTCTAACAATGTCAAAATGTACGCTTAAAGTAGAAAATAATTCGCCATTTAGTGTATTAGCAACGGTGCTATAACTAGTTTTACCTATATCTGAATAATAATTTACATCAATACCATAATTAGGAAATATACCTGTTACAAATAAACATGTATCGCCGAGAGTTTTAGCATCACTAGTGCGAGTCATTTGTAAAAATGTTTGTGCAAATGAGTTATTAGGAAGAAAGTCTGTTTTATCCATATGGCTCGCTAAAAGGATAACCACATAGTGCTCAATAGATTCTGGTAACTCAATACCAGTATGTTGTCTGGTTTCTTGTACTACATCGTAAAATGCAGATACATATTCATCCTGCATGATGT